GGAAGCAGGAATACTCTGTTGGCTGGTTTGTTATGTGAGAGGTGGCGACCAGCACTTTCGGGGAACTGAATACCTGTGCTTGGTATACACCACCCGGAAATAACAGGGTTGTATACCCTTCGTCAATGATGGCATTTCCACAGGCGTGGTATACACCACCCGGAAATAACAGGGTTTTACCATTCGTAATTATGGTTCTTCCCTCCGCTGTGTGGAGCGTTTTGTCGAAATGACAAAACATTCCTCTTAAATTCTTAAAAACAAGAAAGGAAATAAAGAATATGGAACCTTCTATCAACAGAACTCTCACCGTCAGCGTCGTCAGCTATGGCGTCGTATCTGTCGTCAATGGAGTCATCAACGTTGACAACCAGAACCCCATCGAGTTTCCCGCCGTGCTGGACGAGGCATCCGCTGCCAAACTGCTGAAGAGCAGATACGGCGGCAAGCTGTTCCCCGTGGATGCGAACATCGTCGTGTCTTCCATCCGGCATGAGAAGTGGAAGTTCTCTATGGACCTGAGCCAGTTCGTTGCTACCGCTGCCCGCAGCCGCGTGGATGGAACCGAGTCCGGTGCTGATGATACCCCCGCAGAGGACGTTCCCGCCGCCGAGCCTGCTGCTCCTGCGCCTGAGACAGCACCCGCTGCTTCTCCTGCTATCCCCATGCCTCTGGTCTCTGAACCTGAGGAGGATTTTGCGCCTGTAGCTCCCGAAGCGCCTGCTCCCGCCGGTGGTTTCGCTCCTGAGACTCCTGCGCCCGCTGCTCCCGCCAAGGAAGTTCCCTATGGTGGTAACTTCAATTTCCCCGCTGACAGCGGTGGCGACTTCGGTTCCGGCTTCTTCGGTTAATAACCGATGGACGCTGTGAACGTTGGCCGTGGATGCCTTGATTGCATCAACAAGGAAACTACGACGACCAAAGAACCCTGTAAGAGTTGTTCCCGCTGGAATAGGTGGGAGCCTGACGAAAAGTGTAAGGAAAAGATGGCGGTCAAAGCCGCACGTGAAAGGACAAAGAAATGAGCAACACCAATACACCCGAAAAGCCCGTCGTCGTATTCATCAGTAATGACCACGATGCCGTCATTGGTGTGATGGTCATTAAGAATGATGACGAGCACCTTCAGAATAATCTCGAAATTATCGAGAAGAACTGGGTCGCTGCCCGTAATGAGCTGCTTCAGCGGGCTCGTGAGGACGAGAGCATTGAAGCAGACGAGGACGAGCTGCATATCGCTTTCATTGCACATGAGTTGGGAATGTTTGATGAGCCCTATGAAACCATCGACATTTCCGGTGTCTATTCTGTCGCCAACGGGAATGTGGACCGCATCTGAGTTGGCCTTGGCAGCAGACACACAGCGGCGCAGGCCCTACTCCGGCGGCTGCGCCGCTTTTCGCTAAATACCTAAAAGCAAGTACGGACGGTATAACCGGAATTAACGCCTGTGGAGATGCATGGTCATCGTGGAAGCAGGAATGCTCTGTTAGCTGGTTTTCATGTGAGAGATGATGCCAGCAGCTAAGGGAACTGAATATGCCTGTGTTGGGTGTATGAGGCCCTGAAATGACAGGGGTGTATACCATATAATCTGTCGCTTGAGGAGACAGGCGTATAGAGCCCAGAAATAACAGGGTTGTATACCAAACGGCCACCTTTTGACGAGAAGGGCGAGGGTGTATAGCGCCCAGAAATAACAGGGTTGTATACCCCTTAACCGCGCTCCAACTTTCAATCCTAAGGTGTATAAGGGCCTGAAATAACGGGGTGATACCTCAGTTATTCCTTTTAGGTACATAACGGGCTAAAACAACAGGGTAGTGTACCAGATTATATATGATATGGGTGTAGGTATTCGTTTAGGACAACTTGAAGTTGAAAGGAGGTCTCTGGATGGCCTCAAAAAAGATATATAGTTCCCCTGAACTCTATGAGGACAAGTTGGTGCGCGTAATGGCGCGGCTTGGTATCGAAGAAGGCGACTACAACTACGACTGGAGTCGTCAGGAGTGTTGGGTTGAGTTCAGGTACAAGGGGGAATATTATCGCTTTTCTCACAGTGTGAAGAACGCTCAAGAGCACGGCATCTCCCTGCAGTACGGCTCCGATGCCTTTGCACAGGTCGTGCTCTCTTTGGAAGACCTCGCCCGTATGGTCGAACGAGGCATCTACGACCTGTCTACATGGGTGGCCGGCATGAAAGCCCTGCCGATGCGCTCCAAGTCATTAGATGCCTGTTTTATCGCTCTCGGTTTCGCAGAGCCTCCTATATCCAAGGAAGAAATCACACTCCACTACCGGCGGCTGGCAAAGGTATATCATCCTGATGCCGGCGGCGATAGCTGCTCATTTGATGCGCTATCTAACAACTACACAAAATGCATGGAGATGTTCGAGGAGGCTGCCGAAAAGTAATGTATATGTCGCAGAAAGAGTTCAACGCAATGATGAAGAAGAACCCCCGCCTCCGTGTGCATGGTGCAAACAACACACGCGAACATCGCTCCAAGGCGAATAAGGCCGCAAAATATAGAAACGTAAAGGTCTACGAGTACGCCGATGGGCTGGCCTTTTTCGGTAAGCCCCGCAACAATGGTGACATTCCTATCGCTGTCTATGACAGCAAGAAGGAATACCATCGCTGGAAAGAGCTTCAGGTTCTGGAGCGCGGCGGACATATCCATGACCTTCGCCGGCAGGTGCCTTTGACCATTATTACTGAGTTTGAGTATCGTGGTCAGAAAGTCTCAGGTATTACATACAAGGCCGATGCGGTATATGTGCGTGATGGAAAACGGGTAGTGGAGGACGTAAAGCCCTTCGACACCACAACGCAGAAGTATCGTACAACCAAGGATTTCAACCTCAAGTGGAAGCTGCTGAAAGCTGAATATCCTACTTGGTCTTTTGAAATCTATTAAAAACGAGTACGGACGGTATAACCGGAATTAACGCCTGTGGAGATGCATGGTTGTCGTGGAAGCAGGAATACTCTGTTGGCTGGTAATCATGTGAGAGATGATACCGGCACCTTTGGGGAACTGAATATGCCTGTGTCGGGTATATAGAACCCTGAAACGACAGGGTTGTGTATCACAGAATAACTGCGGCAGCGGCATATATGACTCTGAAACAACAGGGTTGTATACCCCGTAACATATTGTTTCTGAAAGGGGTGGACGGCAAGTGGAAAATCTGAGCAACATCCGGTGGCGAGTTCATCTGTAAGACCTTGCTACGGTGGAGGAAACGGTATTTTCCTCGCTTACTTCGACCTTGTGCAGTAAGAGATTGCACCGGTCGCTTGCTTGCTCCGCAAATTTGTTCGCTCGAAGAACTTGACAAAATATCGAAATATAGTAGTATAGAATTATAAGGAAGGACAGTCTAACACAGACTGTCCTTCCGCTTTTTTATGCTCTGAAAGGGGATGACAATTTTTGGAAAGCACAAGCAAAAAACAAGTAAAATGGGGGATTTTCAAGACTGCACTCTTTACGTTCCTGTTCGTCGCAGTATCCGTTTTCTACTTTCTCTCCGCCAACGTGACACTCGCACAGGCCGAAGAACGCTCGAACCACAAATCACCTCCTGCAGCAGAGGTTGCCGCCCAGATGGACGACACCAAGCTGTCGGAAAAAACGCAGCAAGATGTTCTGGAACTGAAGGAAGGAGTTCTCGACCCTCTTTCCGACATCACAGAAGTAGAGAACTCTGAAGATGACCCCGACGCCGTGGAGGAAGTACAGGAAGTCGTTCCGATAGTCTGTTCCTACTGCGGCTCTGAGAACCATAGTTCCTCAATCTGTGCAAAGAGGTCTATCGCCAATGGTGCCTATGGGCGCTGGGTGATTCCGTCTGTTGGCTGTAATGTAGCGGCCTACTCGTGTAACTGGGATGCAGACCAATCCTATGTTCAGGAAATTACTGACAGTTCCGACAGTGCAGCTTTCTTGACTTGCGGCGGCGTTGGTGTTCTTGCGGACCACAATAACCAAGGTTTCTGTGGACTTTCCAATATTTCTGTTGGCGCAAAAGCCTACATGGATTTTGGTGATGGTGCAACTTACTACGAGTGCTATCAGGTTGAATACGGACACAATACCGGCGAAAAGATGCTCGATGGAAATGGAAACATAATGAGCTACAGCAACTATTCTTCCGGCACCGTGATTTGCTACACCTGCCTTGACCACTGGACCAACATTTACATCACTTACTGGACGCCGGTATAAGCGCCAGACACCCACTCTACTCTAAGAAAGGACAAAACCGTGAAAACGAAATTCAAAATCCCTCGGTGGGCACTCTTCACCGTTATCATTCTGGCCTTTATCGGTGGTCTCTTTGCCATCTCCATGCTGCCTGCTTTCGCATCACGTGAAAGCTCTCCGCCTTTGGCAGTAGCAGAAGCCGCGCAGAACGAGGAAAAGGACGCAAATTCTGATGCTCAGACTCCCGAAGCAAACGAGACATCCGATGAGCATGGAAGCACTGAAACTCCCGTAGAGGACGAGCCTCAGGCAGACGATGCTGTCGTCGTTGAAGCGACTCCCTCCGAAGAGCCTGTTCAGGAAACTCCAACCACCTGTTCCTACTGCGGCAGCGCAGAACACACCAAAGACTACTGTGCCGTCCGTGCCGTGGACAATGGCGCCGTTGGACGGCTCCGGATTCCCTCTGTCGGTGTTGACGTGGCTGTTTACGACGTCACTTGGTACTCTCTGCAGCATACCACCGAGAGTGACAACTACACGCAGGCCGTTACAGATGCATGGGACAGCGCAGCACAAATCGTCTATCTCGGCCAGACCGTTATTGGCGACCATAATAATCAGGGCTTCTCCGCCATCAACAACTGCTCCGAAGGCACCTACGCTTACATCGACATGGGCGACTCTGTCCTGACCTATGTTTGCACCGGCATCCAGCATGGTCGCAACCCCGGTGGCTATCTTACCGGCGCCGATGGCGACAGTGTCTATACTTCATACTTTAATCCGGATGGGCTCACTTTGTATACCTGTCTTGACCATAATTTCAATGTCGCTATCGTGACATTCCAGCCTGCTTGAAGGGGGTGCAGCTTTAATGAAAACAAAGAAGATTTCCCGCCGCGCTGTTACGCTGGCTGCCTTTTTGCTGGTAAGTGCATCATCTTTACATATGGCTTGTGCAGAGGCTTCGGTGCCTTTCGATTACTTTACTGATGACCTCTCTGTGTCCGCTGACGCCGTTGCGAAGGATAAATACCTGCCTCCTGAGTGGTTTACAAAAGGAACTGCCGTAAGTGGAGTGGACTCAGACACGCCCACGGGGGAGATTCCTACCCCTGCGGGTGAACCCTCTGTGGCGACCCCCGTGCCTGAGCCCGCACCGGAAACCGCAGCAGCCTGCAGCTATTGCGGCAGCGCAGGGCACTCGCAGAATAGGTGTGCCGTTTACGCTGTCGAACAGCGAGGTGCCGTTGGGCGTTGGTCTATCCCTTCTATTGGAATAGATGTCGCTTGCTTCACCTATGTGCTTGGAAGCGATTCCTTCGAGTACGGACAGGCAATTTGTGACGCTGCCGATAGTGCCGGCTACAGTGCGTATGGGAGCCAGTATCTCATTGCAGACCACAACTATCAGGGCTTTTCTGCCATAGCCAACTGCGCGGTTGGTGCGGTGGGATATATGGATTACGGAAACAGTCGAACAGAATATGTTTGTACTGGGGTGGAGTATGGGCACAATGAAGGCACGGAACTGACTGATAATGACGGAAACGATGTTGCGTACAACAACAGTGGAGGAATTACCCTTTACACCTGTTACAACGGCTGGCAAAACGTCGTCATAGCGTATTTTACTCCGGTTTAACCGCTGGCCGCTGATGCTGAAGGATATTTGAGGTTGGTTGTGCGGCGGCGCATCCAATCTTACATATCCCAGTTCTGAAAGGAAATGATAAAAATGGCACGTCCCGTTGAAACCATAGACCCCAAGTTAGAAACGAGCAGATATATAACTGTTGATGGGGAGTATGAAGAACGAGAATCCTTTGCCGGAATGGTTTACAGCGACTCTTTACTGCAATCATTCTTCAGGAGGACTTGGAAGCGGCTTGAAGATGCCGCGAACGCCCATCAGGATACTCCCTGATGGGCATTTTTCCCAAGAACTTACGACTTGTCATTTTTTTATGTGGGTTGTATAATATAGGTGAACGTCTTTGCAGAGGGCGTAACTTATAGGAAAGGGGACTTATGCCTACAGAAAGAAAGAAGAAAACAACAAAAGAAGAAAACGCAAAAAATAACTCAACAAAAAACACAATAAAAAAACCAAGAAACTCAACAAGCAACACGAAAAGCAAGAAAGAAAGCAAGTCTCTTTTGGGGTTAAAGGACCTGATGGAAGATACGTCTCCAGAAAAAGTCGTCGGCTGTTATGTTCGTGTATCTACCGATGCACAGGCGGAGCAGGGATATTCTATACCTGACCAAACAGCCAAATTGCAGGCCTTTTGTACCGTAAAAGGCTGGGAGAACGCGAAATTCTACACGGACCCCGGATTCAGCGGCAGCAACTTAAATCGACCGGCAATGCAGGAAATGATATCCGATGCGATGGAAGGGAAGCTGAAGGCGGTTGTCGTCTTCAAGCTGGACCGTCTATCCAGAAGTCAGAAGGATACTCTTTATTTAATTGAGGATGTGTTTCTTCCGAACGAAGTGGATTTTGTAAGCATTTCCGAGGCCCTTGACACTACCACTCCATATGGACGAGCGATGATAGGTATTTTGAGCGTCTTCGCTCAGTTGGAACGCGAGAATATCTATATGAGAACCCGTATTGGAATGATGGGTCGTGTAAGTGCGGGATATTGGCGTGGCGGCGGAAATGTTCCGTTTGGCTATGATTATGACAAGACAAGCAAATCCCTTATCCCAAATGCTGACGCGCCAAAAGTGCCACAGGCTTACGACCTCTACATCAAGGGCTATAGTTGCCAGAAAATTGCGGATATGCTCGGACTAAGTAGCGAACAGCTCGTGAGGAATATTCTCACCAAGCGCACATATTGCGGCTACATCAACTACAAAGGCAAAGACTACAAGGGTTTCCACGAGCCTTTGATTGATGAAGAGCGGTTCATGCTCGTGGCTGCAGAAATGGAACGCCGTGGGAAGGAAAACCTCGCAGTCTGCGGCAACAATAAATATTATCTTCTTACCGGGCTTGTTTTCTGCGGAGATTGTGGCGCCAGAATGCGGTACATGAAGTGGGGGAAGTATATCCGTATCGTCTGCTACTCGCACACGTGTAAAAAGAACATGGTTAAGGACCCCGATTGTCCAAACAAGGGCGTTCGCGCAGATGAACTTGAGAAGGTTGTTATCTCAAAACTTTTTGACATTGGTACTGACATTTCTCTCGACGATTTTGACGACACCCACGTGCCTGCAAGTGCAGCAGAAATCCTGACGAACCGGATAGATGAGCTGAAGGAGTCTCTCAGGCGCCTATATGGGCTCTATGCCGACATCGGAGACCCCATGGTGTACGAGCGCATTGAGGATGTGCGAGGACAGCTCCACGTATTGCAGAGACAGCTTGCAAGCGAGGAAACGCAGAAACTCAAGGAAGAGCACATCAACTACGTCCGTGAGAAAATTCAGACTATTGGAGACCTCTGGCCCCATCTTACTCCTATGGAGCGCCAAACTCTTGTTCGTGATTGTGTTGAGAAGGTTATTTTGCATCACAACGGACGTGTTGAGGTTTACTACACTTTCCATACTGAGAAAGATAGTAAAATTCTCAAAAGAAAAGGCGCATAAAAATTAGAAACGCGCCTCTTCTGAGGCGCGTTTGCTTTTCTAAAAACTAAAATCCAATTCCAGCAAAAGGGTCGTTTTTTCTCCTTTCCAACACTATGCCGATGGTGTTGTGAAGATGAAAAAACTCTGAGGCTGGTATTCCGAGGAGCGTGTTTTCGTGAAAACCAAACTCTACCTCCTACAAAACGAAGCATTTGACGTAATTCTTGATTATTTCAAGAACAATTCTAACTCATATTCTATGAGCGACGACCTCTGCCTTGCTTTGAAAAAATTGGAGGAAATCAAGCAAAATAACCAGTCCCTTACGTGGAAGCAGCTCGGTATAATTGCTTCTGTTGAGAGCTACCTCGCAAACAGTAATGGTAAACCTCTAACGAGACAAAGTTTCCTTGAAAACCATTCACTTCCGTCTGCGGACGTTTTTAAGAACTCGTTTGGTAAGACATCTTTCAAATGGCTATTGGAAAGATATCCTTGTCATACAAAAAAATCTTCCACAGATTTAATTTATGGTGGAAAGGCGTATGATGATGTGGATGAAGTAAAGGATGCTTTTATAAAAGAGTATTACAGAATAAGGCCTGCAACGCAGCACGAGTTCAACTCAAAGAAAAGTAAAACTATCCCATACTGGGAGTCCTTAGCCGCACGATTTGGCATTGCGTCATGGATAGCCCTTATCGACCTCTTGGAGCTGCCGAGGTACAACAAGCGTGGTGACAATCCGCTGAGAGTTATAGAAACTAATTTGTGCATAACGGACGATAGGGTGTCCTTCGCAGGGAGGAAAAGACCTCATGTGTTTAGACGAACATTTTGGACAAAAGAGCTTATTCGTCAGCGTGTCGAAGGTTTCATTATTCAAAATGGACGTACCCCAAGCAGGGAAGACCTCCTTGGCATCCCTGAGTTGCCTTCGCCGGAGACATTCAATAATGTGGTGAAGATGAATTGGCGGCTTTGGATTAAAGAAACATTTCCTGACTGTATTCCCGATAACTGGCGGTATGACCTATTATCCAGCAAGAAAATAGACAAAAAGAAGTGGCTGGAACTATTCAAAAAGGAATACAAGAGAATTAAGCCGGCAACGGGCAATCAGTACAATCAGCAACGCACTCAAGGAACGCCAACATGGAACACAATCGCAAAACTCATAGGAGAAAGCGAACACAAATGGAGCAACATGAAAAAGGTTGCAGGGGTAGAGGATGTTCCCATTTCCACCAATAAGCCGTCCACGTAAAAAAAGACCACCGTAAGGTGGTCTTTTTTTTTTGTATTTTGTGGTTCTAAATTGACTCGTCCTCCGTCTCATCCAAACGTTTGATGCGTTGAAAGCCATTTGCAGAGACCTTCTTTCGACTGCCATCTGCTCTATGGAAAAAATCGCCGATAATAATGCCTTCTTCAACGTATCGTTTTGAACTCGGATGGTTTCGAGTTCCGCCCCACACCAAGAAAGAACAAAGCCATCTTTCAGGAACGGTTCGGTGGTTCTTCGCCTGAGACTGTTCCTTCCTGCATCTTTCAACGTCTTCATTGATTCTCTTGTCTGTAAGAGAAGCAAGATAATCAGTATCTAAAGAGTAGAAGTCGGTTCCGTTGAAATACTTGCTCGTATGGTGCCATGACGCATACTGCAGAACCTTTGTCCGCAAGAAAGAAAGCGGGGCTTGCTTGAGCTTTTCAATGTTGCATTGAAGAGACAGCGTTCCGTTCAAAACCTCGGCCTCGATTGCGTTCAGTATGGCTGCTTTGGTCCACTTGGAACGCGGTTTTTCGCCGGATTCATAAGCATCCACAGCGTTGTTGCTCATCGAGTAGCCGGAATACCCGGCCATTACACATTCCCTCCGTCATCGGAGATACCCTGCAGAAGCAGGTTCTCGTCGATATATGTAGCTGTTTCATCTGCGCGATGCAGAAGAAAAGCCAGAGGATAGCGCGTAAAGGCCGCTGAGGTATTCTTATCTGTGGAATACTCTCCCATGTGGAAACGGATTGCAAACGCCTCCGGCATCGTCAGGCGAATATAGCGTTCTGCAAGAAACACAGATTTATCGCCGTGGCTGCCGAACGGGAGCTTCTCGTCATAGGAAATCCAAGGCACCTTCTTCCACTGTCCGGTTTTGGGGTCCTTCACATTTCTGCTGTCCCATTTATAGAAATCGGCCTTGCAGATATCGTGAAGAAGTGCGGAGATGGCAATGCTATCATTGACCATCTTCCTCTCCCCCTCGGAAAGCGTCTTTCCATTCCGTTCAATTTCCGTGAAGTATGTGTCGTTCAGACGCATAAATACGTTGACTGAGTGGTCCAGAAGCCCGCCGCAGTAGCTTGAGTGATACTTAGCACTTGCGGGTGCCGTGAAGAAATCCGTCTTCTCCAGCAGCCACAGCACAAGGTCTCTGATGCCTTTGCGTCCCGTACTGACAAGTGCGCCAATGAACGCGATGGCCTTAGACTCATACTCCTTATCGGGAGTTGCGCCGGCAGGGTCCTCTACCGTAGGGCGGTAGTCCCCGCCGTGCGCCGTGTACTTTGCGAGCGCCTGAGCTGCTGCCCATTTAATGAAGTCTTCCAATCTGTCGGGGTCGCCATTGTTAGACTGCTCGACAGTGCGGGAGAAGGCGTCATAGTCATCGAGGGCAGCTTGGCAGACGTCATCGTGACAAGCTCCCTTTTCAAACTGTCCGGAAATAGCTATCAACGCAGCTTCAGCACGCTCGTGCAGCTTTTGAATTCTCTCGAATTCAGGGGGGTAGTTGTAACCCATAGTTATTCTCCTTTCTTGATGAAGTCCTCAGCCCTGATAGTACCGGAAGTCCATGCGCTTGTCGGGAAGCTGATTTCGGGGACTCTCTCCAGCATAGCATCCCTCAAAGCGTCTCTATAACGCTCGAAATGCCGTTTCTGGAAGCCGAGAATTCTTTCGTCATACTTTACTTCCTTCTGAAGAAGTTCAACGGCAAGAGAGTTCTCGTTGTCCTCGACCGCGATGGCGAAAAGCTCGTTTTCCATAATCACCCGCTGTGTTCTGGAAACCCACTTTTCGCCCAACACAGGCGTCATGCTGCGGAAGCGGTGTCCCAGTGTATCAACGATACACTCCAACACATCGGCCTCCTCGTTCATAGAGCCCTCCTCATCGAACAGCCACCGGCAGGTGTCCAGTTCACAGCAGGGGATATCATTCAGCAGACGAACTTCCGGTTCCTCTTTATAGGGCTCATCCTCTCGATAGACAAGAAGGAAGCTGTTGGAAATGTAGTAGACGGCCTCATAAGGACCATGAACAGAAACATTACCTTTGCCCATGATTCGTTTCTCCTTTCTTTTTTTGCGACCTTTCAGGTGCGGCTGACGGTGTGGAGCTTCTGCTCCAGCAGCTCTGCCTTCTCACGGGTCGCTCCACAGGTACACATCTGCGGACAAACAAGAGGGTCGTAGTAGTCCTCGTTCTTCTCAGGGAAGAATGGCTTTCCGCCCTCATTTACACGCACCACATTAGGGCGCGGGCAGTTGTGACAGGGGTTATACATCTGTAGGTTCTCCTTTCAAATGAGCGTTTTGTGGCGTCCTGTTTCTTTGCGAAAGCGCAGAATACTGAAGTATGCGTCAGCAGGGTGCTGTGGCAAATCAGCAACTGCCTTAAACACCTCATCAATGCAATGTACGGCGAGTTCACGCTCACGAAGCAGGGAAGAAAGCATCTCCGCTGCGGCCAGCAGTTCAGTGCTGCCGGAGGCAGCACCGGACCGCTGAAGGCGGACGACCATTGATTTTACTTCTTCGCTTGGAATGTAGGTCTTTTCCATGTCGTCCTCCACCGCAATTACGGTCTCCACGGTGAATTGTGGAGTTCTTCATTGATTTGCTTTATTGTTTTTTCCTGCCACCGGTTGACGTGCTTCGTCCTTGTGAGATTAAGCTCACCAACCTTGTGAAGAGTGATACCAACTGAGCCAAAGTGCAGCCACGTACCCTCGGAAACGGATACTGTGCAGCCTTTTTTCGCACCCTTCAGCCGCTTCTTCACCGACGTGACCATTGCTTGCGTGACAATGCTCTTAGGACGTCCGGCCATCATACATACCTCGGACGGTACTCGCAGAGTCCCTGTTCAGGGTCCCATTTACTCGGAGGAAGTTCCTCATAGCAAATACCTGTCTTCTTGCTGGTAATCTTGATGGGATAGGGGAGAGATGCGTTATCCTCGTCATAGCACGCAATGTCAATGCCGATGTTGCGGATTTCCGTTCTGTAGGGCGAGAACTTATCGCCAAGCTCCTTCTTGAGATGTGCAATGAGCGCATCATGCAGGTCTTCGAAGGGAATCGACAGGTCGGCGACGACAGGATACCATGGGAAATCCTTCAGCCGATAGGTCGTTCTTACCAAAGCACCATCTTTCGTCCAGCAGTGGACGTGGGGAAGCAGGTGGTCAGGGTTTTCGGCGATAAACTTACGGTTCCAATCTACGACCAAGTCGTAGATATCCTTGCCATCGAAGATACCGTAGGTTTCATAGCATGGTTCGCAGATGAATGTCCCGTCGGGACACGCAACGTAACCCCTGCGGTCAGCGCGGAGGTTTTTGGTGTTGTTCGTGTCGGCAAACAGCCAAGAGAAACTACCCATGCCTCACACCCCCTCCATCTCGATACATGGCGTCGGGTATTCCACCGTCACGCCACAGTTTGGGCAAAGAGAGGGCATTTCGCCGGCATCGTTACACACCAGCTCCTCTCCGCAGATACAGCAACGGAAAACGCCATCGTCGCTGAGGTCAGCGACGGAAGGCCACTTGAAGAAAAACGTCTTCAGTGCCTCCATCAGCTCTTCGAAGGTCAGTTCAATGTTATCTACCAGATAGACCTTGCCGTCGGGCGTGCCGATGGTGACACCGTGGACATACTCTCCGTTCTCAGGGCACATCCTGCAGTCGGAGAACCAGTCCTTATAGAGTGCCTTGGCGTCCGCCGTGACAGTGGCGTAGGAGTTGTCCATGCGCTCAAAAGTGAAGCGCACGTCAACACATTCAGCGGGCCAGTCACGTTTAACTGTATCAAGCGCAAATTTCAGCTCCATACCTTAAAACTCCTTTCCTTCAAACGGCGAATGTGTCGAGAACGCTTTTGTTCAAGCTAACCTTGACAAGATGCGCTCGCAGTGCCTCCTTAATGCGCGGCCACTCGCGCAGCAGCACCATACCCGCTTCAACGTAGGTATCGAAAGAGGAGCCGCTGTCGTTGTCCTTTTTGACAATGGCGAGCCCAAGGTATCCGGTTCGACCACTGACGGATTTATCCGTGACCGTGATATGGTATTTGTTCTCAATCCCATTTTTATCACCGTAGTACATCTTCTCTTCGCCGAAATCTACCGTCACGCTTGTGCCGCACATATGGGGGCAAATCTCAGACACAATGTAGTCTTCGATTTTTTGAAGATTACTTCTCAGTTTCTGATGTTCTTCACTTGTAAGTCTCATATCCATTTCTCCTTTCTTAAAAAAGCATTTAGGCGAAAAGTGGGGTCTCGATACGATTCGAGACCCCACCCTTCTCTTGCCTTACAGAAATTTTTTTGCGGGGAAATCAGATGGCTTAGAACGGCAGGTCGCTGTCATCCACATCGTTCAGCTCATAGAAGCCGTTGGGAGCGGGCTGGCCGTAGGTCATGTTCGGCTGACCCTGCTGCTGAGGCATGGGGGCGGGCTGACCCTGCTGAGGCATAGCCTGCTGGGGAGGATAGCCGCCCTGAGGAGCCTGCTGCGGCGCGGACTGCGGATACGCAGGGGCACCATTGGCAGCGGGGGCGCCGAAGGAAGACTGGTAGCCCTGAGGAGCCTGCTGCTGGGCATTGGGGTCCATGCAGGAACCGCTCCGGTTGCGGATGAAGTGGAAGTCGCTGACAGAGATGCTCAGGCTTCTGCCGGGAGTACCATCCTTGCGCGTATACTGCTGAATCTTCGCGGAACCGGACAGCCACAGCACAGGATTGGCGTAGTTGCCGTTTTCCGCCGTCACCATACGCATGAACCGCTCGGCGGTCTTCTCCCACATGGTGCAGTTGGCCCACACGACGTTCTTCTCGTTCTCCACGAGAGTCCCCTCGCCAAACGCATAGTCCAGATTGCTCTTCCTGTTCTGGATGGGGATGGAGAAGTTGACGTAGGCCTTGCCCTCCGCCGTGTGCTTCAGACCGGAGCAGCGAGTGACAGCACCCTCAATATCGGTATAGATATAGGGCTCGCCGTTGCTGTTCACGGCACTGATGAAGTGGGCGGTCGTGTAGAACTTCCGGCCCTGCTGCTGACCGTTCTGCGGTGCAGCCGGCTGCTGAGGCGCAGGAGCGGGCTGACCCTGCTGCTGGGGATAGACTCCCTGCTGGGGATAACCCTGCATCTGCTGCTGAGGGTAGCCATAGGCGGGCTGACCCTGAGGCGCACCGTACTGGGGCTGTGCCGGAGGGTACTGGCCCTGCGCCTGAGGATACCCATACTGAGGAGCCTGCTGCATACCACCGTTGTTGTTCTGATAAGACATAATTTTCTCCTTTCTTCCGCACGAAGGCGGACCAAATCCCAAAAATGTTTTGTTTTTTGTGAGGTTGGGATTTGGTTATTGATGTAGTTTTTTATATTAAAAAAGACAGCTATCCTTCAAAAAGGATAACTGTCTTTGATAAATGATGGTGTCTTGAAACGGAGATAAACCTCCTTATAAAAATATCTTCGTAATTATACTACTATACTACCACGTTTCATTATTTTGTCAACAGGACAAGGCGAGAAAAAAATGAGGATTTTCCATGTGGTTATTGCACGTGTGAAATTCTTCTGATATACTTTATAGCACGATAGAGAGGGGGCTTTTGTATGGGCCATTATGAGCGTATTTCGGTTGGCGATAAGATAAAAGAGCTCGCCACCAACGAGATTGTGATTCGGATGTCCTTTGATTCCTCGATAGGATGGAAGCTCGTTGTCGGCTTCCCTGAAATAAGAAAGGAAGAAAACGACGCCTTTATTTACGGAGATTTACTGGCGGCTTTCACCGTGGTCATGGATACACCATTCTTCTTGTTCTCCTTCGGAGGCGGTCCGTGGATGGATACACCATTTGAACCGCGTATTGACGCCTCGCTGCCCTCCTTTGATATACAACTCGATGACGGTGACGGACTTGGCCTTCTCGTCATGTCTGTGGACACGAAGTATGGTGAGGTAAAGGGCTTCAGGCAGGTGGGGCTTGGGCATGGACTTAGCATGAAGGTGCTCTCCGTTATGCGAGAGCTTCAGCAGCGTCCGCCCATAACACAGGAGGAACACAGGAGGAACATCGAGCGGGCTTATCGTACATACGGGCTGCCGGAAGATATGCTTCGCACGGTGAAACCCGATGAGGTATTTGCCATCATTAACACCTGAATAATTGTAAATGAGAAAAAGCAGGGTGCTATGCACCCTGCTTTTTGTTTGTGTCAGCGTCAGACTCGTGCAACTCAGTGTAGAGCCAGTCGCCAAGCAGCGTATAACGCTTGTCGGTTTTGTTGTTCAGGATAGCCTTTTTTAAGGCTTCGGCTTTTCCGACCATGATAACACAGTCCTTTGCGCGGGTAATGCCAGTATATACCAGATTCCGACGCAGCATGGCTTTGTGTTCGGGAGATACGACCATGATAACGATGGAATATTCACTTCCTTGGCTCTTGTGTACTGTAGTACAGTAGGCCAAGTCAATGTTTTCCATCTGCTCTGCATCGTAACGGAGCTGATGTCCGTCGTCGTTAAACTCAATCGTCACGACGTCTACCTTTTTTGTCGGGTCGTCCTTGGCGGATTCAAAGGAGATGGAGTGAATCACGCCGATGTCGCCATTCTTGGCAAAATCGGTGTTTTTCGTCTGCATCACTCTGTCGCCCTCACGGAACAACTTGTTATTGAAGATTGCAAAGTTCTTTGTAGGACTTTGGGGATTGATACGTTCCTGCAGCAGCTTGTTGAATCGGTTCACATTCAATGCACTCTTGTGCCGATAGGGACAAAGAAGGGCTACATTGGAAGCACCTTTTGACAGAATAGCCCGCTGGTAGAGTTCGCATACAGCGTTCTCAATAACGGCGGGGTCTCCGGTGTTATCTTCCATGAACATAAACTGTTTTCTCACAAAACGCAGGTTTACATCCCCCATTTGCATCTTCTGTGCGTTCTCCACGATGGGGTTTCCTTTTGCCTGACGATAGATAACGTCCAGCTTTGTGATAGGCACCACGCCGCTGCGAATCATTTCGTACAGGACATTACCGGCGCCGACGGATGGCAACTGCTCAGGGTCTCCAACAAAGACAACCTGTGTTCTGCCCGGAATCTTCTGCAGCAGGTTATATGCTACAAAAGAATCCATCATGGAACACTCGTCAATGATAAAGATGTTCCCAAACAGTGGTCCGTCACAATCTGTGCCGCCCACACAGTCATCGCCACGCAACCCAATAGCAGAGTGAATGGTAGATGCCTCTACGCCGGTCTGCTCCGTCATACGGCGTGCAGCGCGGCCTGTGGGTGCCAGCAGACAGGGGAGGGAGTTATCCTCTCCGTAAATAGCCTTATGCACATACAAAACAGCTTTTGTAACAGTCGTTTTGCCTGTACCCGGTCCACCGGTAATGATGCTTACAGGGTTCTGGAAACAGCTTATCACGGCCTCTTTCTGCTTTTCAGCGAGGGTGATGTCGTTGTCCTCCTGATACTCCTTCAGTGCCCTGTTGATGCGCTCCGTGGAGATGGGCTTATGATTCCGCATGAGCCGTTTGATGTGGCGGCTGATGCCGTATTCCTGCTCAAAGCGGCTGGCGGAGTAGAGCATGGGTCCGGCCATGCGAATGTCCTTGCGCTGGCATCCACTGTTGATGGCCTTTTTACAGACCTCCTCAGTGATGCCTTTGCTTCGAACATTTTTATTGGCCACCCTTGCCATCAAGGAAGGCAATTCAGACACGGGGACACACATATGACCGGCGGAAGCCGCCAAGTCCAAAGTGTATCGCAGTGCCTCCCGCAGACGAGCCGGATTGTCGATAGCGACGCCCTGTTCCAGAGCGAAGCTGTCTACCATATCGAAGGAAAACCCCTTTACCTCGCAGACACGGTAAGTGTCGTGCTTCAGGATTTCCACCACATCCTCGTCTGGGAATGCCTTGAGTAGTGTTTGTACCTTCCGAAGAGAGAGGTTCGCATTGCGAAGAAGCCTTGTGACCTCGCGCTCTTTCTTCGTCTCGCTCAGAGCCACCTTCAGTCTGTTGACCATCTTCTTGGATACAGTGCGCCGTCCATACTTTACACCAATCAGCCGTTCAGGTTGGGTGTCCAGTATATCCCACGTCATATCCCCGAAGGTCTTCCATACTGCCTCGGAAGCAGCGGGACCGAACCCGCAGCGCAGGCTCGATAGGTACGATATTGTGGCGTCCTTGGTTTTCTTGAACTGATACTCAAAGGATTCGACCTTGAAGGATGAGCCGTACTTACTTCCTACAGACCAGTATCCGGTCATTGTAATGACCGTGTTCCGGTTTACGTTACGGTCCTCCGCATAGGGCAGACCATCGCCGGTGGCGACAAAGGTAACGTCTGTTTGTGTGTTCTGGCACTTAATGACCTTCCAGCCATCCTTTTCGTACAGTCGATAGATAGGAACGCAGGTGATTGTTTCAAGATTCTTGCTCATCACGCACGCGCTCCCTTCAGGGGAGGCGGCGAATGGGATTATAGTTGCCATGTCGCCGGCCTCCTTTATAATTTATTTCTTTTGAAAAAACTACTTTACCTGAATGGGATTATGCGGGCTTCATCTTGCTCTTCTTAATGCTGAACGTCCGCGTTTTACACGGGATGTCCACGATACAGTCGCGGAACTTTTCCGCCAAATCGGGGTTTGTTCCGTAGAGCGTGTCAATGAGCAAATCCAGAACATCACGCTTAATCTCCGTGCCCTTACGAGGAATGTTCTTGACCTCGTATGTCTCGTCGTTGATGGTGATGAGTCCTGTATCCATGTCGGGACCCAGTGCCTCAATAAGAGGCAAGGACGCAGACTTTCGCTTTTCGTCAAGAGCCTTTTTCTGCTTATCCAGCAGGGAAGACTGCTCAGACAGCTCCAGCCATTCAGAGACCTTACCGGCGAGGTCATCGGGAAGCGTGCGCGTAACGGTGGTCTTTCCAGCAGTGGAAGCCAGCCCGGAAGCCAGTCCGTTGAGCACCTGAATTTCCTTCTCCATGTCGCCGGTATACTGGGGAACGCTGTTGTTCTCAACGTAAGTTTCCCACCAGTCTGCCTCAGCCTCAAGCTGGTCGTGCTCTGCTTCCGCATCACGGGGCATAAACCGCCGCTTGAACTCAGACAGGTCATAGGAGGAACCCATATACAGGTCTCCAGCCTCGTAATCGTGCGTCAGAATGGCGCCGATAAACGTACCCTTGATGCGCTCGTCGTTCAAAACAGCGGGATACTGCCGCATCTGGGGGATATACTGGGGCGGGACTTTGTTGTTGACCCACGCCGCGAAGTTCTGCTCCTTGGTCGTTTTCGCTTCGAAGACGAACAACTCGTTGTTCAGCTCCACGATGGCGTCAATGTTCGCCGTAACACAAGGAAACTCCTTACTGCGGAACATTCTGTATTCGGGGATGCGCTTGGCGCCGGTAAGCGCACAAAACGTATTCACGACTACATCTTCCAAGAAGTGACCACGAACAAACACGGAGCTGTTGCTATCCTCCCGTTTCAGGTTGGGATTTCCAACCTTGTCGTGGTACAACTCCGTCTGCGTGCGATAGTGGGACGAGCCCATAATCACAGCCGCATCAGAACCGCCAATGCCGAGATGACGGATAGCCTCCCATTCATGGGTGGAAACAAAGCGGCAGTCAACGACGGTCTCCGCGTTGGGCCACTCCATACGGGGCTGGGGCAGAGGCTTCGTTTTGCCGTAGAGATTGCTCTCGAAGAGAACGGCATCGCGCAGCTCCTCCGGCGTCAAAGCGTCAAAGTCGCCATTTTTTGCCTGCATCCTCTTGAACACCTCCGCTGCGGTTTCCGCGAACGACTCAACCGGCAACAGAGCAGCGACGCAGAGGTCCTTCGCCGCCTCCAATACCTCCATGCGCTGCCGGATGGCAGCCATGGTGTTGATGAACGGGATTGCAGCACGCGGGTCCATCCACATGGGAACCGCCGTGGGGAGATTGCACTCAAAATACATTTTTCGTTTTCTCCTTTCTATGGGTGAGGGTAGGGTGCGGCTAACGCCGCACCGCACCCTCCATATACGCTTCAATGCTCCACTTGTTCTTAAACCGCTTATTTACGGTACTGATGGGGTCGGTGCTCATAAAATCATCGCGGAGGCGACGGATTTGTGCTGCTTTGGTGCCTGCACAGTATTCCATAGAGCCCGTGCGAATCATCTTTGTGATATGACGCTTCATGCCGTTGGGAGTGAAGGAAACCATTGTGGGACGTTTACTGTCCTTGTGAAACAGCAGATATACGACTTTCACTGGCCATCACCGTCCTCATCGTCCTCGTCGGCGTCATAGACGTCGCCGGAAAAGACCAACGTGGTATTGAAGTCAACGACTTCAGACACACCATACGTGAAGCTCATCAGCTCGAAGCCGTGCCTCGTACAGATTTCGTCGGGGACGTTGAGGAAATCACCGTAGTTGAATTCTCCACAGTTGTGCTCGTACATATCCAAGCCGTCCTTCGTGTGGCAGAATTCGACAGCGGCGTCACGAATGGCCCTTTCGAGGTCGAAATCCTCGTAGGGGATGGAAAACACCATTGTGGTGATATCCACATTCAGCCCATCTCGGTCCACCGCGTTGATGACCTTCGTGACTCTCGTAATCATATCCGCGTAGTATCCATCACCATTTTCGTCATAGACAACATACAGCTCCTCGCCATTGTCAGTATCGTCGCAGAGATGTGCGTCACCATCTACATCAACAGTGAAAGACATCTCGCGCTTATCGGGAAGACGGTGGCAAACCTTGTCACCGCCCCTCAGCTCGCGGAACGGAACGTAAAGCATAACACCATCGCGCTCGACACGGACGGGTGTGTTCCCGTTCCCGAACACTTCAAAAATCGAAGCCATACTCATTTTTCTCCTTTCTTTATTTTGTCTTGAAGTTCAGGGGCGTGAACAGTTTAGAAATCTCGTCCGGTTCGTCGGGCACGGGTTCTGTAACACGGTTCAGCTCGTTATAAGCGCCGAGAGAACCTTCCGGGTAGGTGGTGTCCACCTCGCCGGTTTCATAGCGAAAATGCAGCGCGATAGAGCCGTCCTCAGTGGTCTCGAAGCACGGCTCGACCGTGAGTGATTCCGCGTCGGTGAAGTCTATCAGTCGGCAGCCATCCTCGTCGAAGGGGCTGTGTAGGGTAATACTCACCTTAGAACCAATACCATAAGGGCCTAAGATGTAAGGCTTCTTGCCCTTTCTGTTGGAGATATACTCCGCTAAGGGGACGATAACCTCATTGAGCCAGAAAGGACTCTTGATGTTATCCGCATCCTTCTTACGCCCCTCAGCGATAAGATGCCTTCGTTCTTCTTCAGCAGCCGCGTATTTCTCGTCAAATGCGGCGATAAGCTCGCTTACCTTCATGTTTTTTCTCCTTTCTCAGAATGGCAGCTCAGGCAATTTGAACCGCCCTGTCGTCCCAGTATTCGTCAGCGCCGATTTTGCGTGCATCGCCGCCAAAATAGGCAACACGAAGAGGCTCGGCCTCGTTCACATAATCGAAGGTCAACCCAACCTCCGCGCAGGCGCGGAGAGCCTCATTGAGAGGCTCCCCGTGCCGGCAGGTCCAAAGGATAAGAACAGTGCCAGCGGCCTGTTCTGCCTTTGCACGGTTGATGACATCCCACTTGGGTTCGTAGATGTGGGGAAAGTCCGTGACGAACAGCGTGCCATCAAAATCAACGGCAATGCAGCGGGGAAAGGGAAGGTTGGCTTCCACCTGAGGAGCAACAGTTGTTCTCAGGTCAGTTGCCATACAGCTCTCTCCTCACTTCGCTTTACGAGCTTCATAGTGCCGCGTGTGCAGGGCTTGGTAAGTTTACCATCCTCCCAGCGCACATTGGCGCAAGGACTGACGCGCCCACACGCAGCACAGTAGCGGACAGAAAGCCCAACTACGGTCCCTTTTGCGCTCCCATCCCGGCTCAGAACGACGTCTCCAAAGCAAATGTTACTCATCGGTGCCGCCCTCCTTCTCGAACATCTTTTCATATGCCGCGTTGACACAGCAGTCAACGCAGTCGTTGTCCGTGCAGTTTTCCTCGTTAATCTGCTGGCGGCAGAACTTGGAAAAAAGACACTTGAAGGAGGAAACTTCCTGAGAGGAAAAGTCGTTGTTGGCATAAATGCTCATTTCTTTTTCTCCTTTCTTTACGATGCCTGCTGGAAGGTGTAGCTCTGGCGTCCCCATTCGACGGTGCCGCCAACGTCGTACTTTGCCCATTCCTTATCCATGTGAAGGATTTTCGCCACCTGCTCCTCCAGATTCGTGATGGTCGTCTGGGAAGCACCGGCTTCCTTGGCGTAGAAGGGGATGTCCGACATGGACAGATATACGTCGTGCATGGGGACAAAGGGCATACCCGCAGTCAGTCTGGCAAGGTCCTTTCTGGCCTCGTCAGCATACTTTTTAGGCAGCCCCAGCTTGTTTGCAAGGCCGATAAGCACATTTTCAGGGTGCTCGACCTGCACGCTGGTCAACTTGTCCAGCGCCTCGGTCATGTCGATGAACTGTGCATACAGACCGTCCAACGCCTCCTCAAAGGCGGGAACTCCGTCCTTGCCGTTGCTGCTTCTGGTGTGCTTGACAGCAATGCCGTCAGTGAAGCGAACACAGTTGCCGGCTGGCTTCTGGAAATAGGGTACTGCCGTGGCGCAGCTATTGCCGGTATCAGAGGAAAAGAACTTGACGACCGGCATCATGTTCATAGAATGAACTGATGTAATGCCGTGTGCGTCCAGTGCATCCTCATAGATAGTCAGCATTTCATCCTGCTTGTCAGGCAGCGCCCACATACATACCGTGGCACTGTGGCTGTTCTCTCCGCCGAGGAATTCCACCTTACCGAACCTGTCGTTCAGCTTCCGGATGGTTGCTGTCAGAAGCTCGGAGATGGGCATAACGCGGTAGCCGCCGCCGTTATCGGAATGCAGGGCCGCGATGCGTCCATAACGCTCCAGAAGAAGGGTCAGGCTCTTATCCGGCGCCGCACGAAGCCCGTTATTCAGCACCTCTGCGGAGCAGTAGGGCGTCATACGGGAGAATGCGGAGCCGAACAGCTTCGCGGTGTTATGCAGGGAACCGATGGCGGTGTCGCGCAGTACCCATGCGTTGGGCTCGTTGGTCACAATGAAGTGGGAACCCGTGCTGGGGTCAGCGGCTTCCATCGCCGCATCCAGCGTTACCTTGCGGGTCAGCATGGGGTCGTCAGCGATTTTCTGCACCACAATGGGGACCTCAATGGGCTCCAGCGGAACTACGTGGATGCTCTTGGAAGGAACACCGGGCAGCCAGCGGCTGTTCTGCTCCATCTCCTGAACTTCCTGCAGAAGCTCGCTCTCCACGCTCGTGACAAAGCGGTAGTTGTCCTGCTCTCTGTTGATAGCTCTTTCCATGATTTTTTCTCCTTTCTTGAGCCGCCTTCCGTCTCAAAACGGTCAGGAAACTTATGCTCACACGAAATTTAAGAGGTAATATATATGAAAAAGACAGTTACTCCACATGAAGGAATAACTGTCTTTTATAAATGATGTGACTTGAAAAACGGAGATAAATCTCCTTATAAAAATATCTTCGTAATTATACTACTATACTACCACGTTTCGTTATTTTGTCAATTCCTTTTGCGCGAAAAGAAGCTCCCAAAGGAGCTCCTTTCGAGAACCTGCCCCGTCTCAGACGCGGTGAACGGTGAGTCCTTGCGCCTGAGCGTATCGCAGGGTATATGCTGTGCCTCCGGTATTGCGGATGCAGTGAGCGATACACACGCTGGAGCAATCCACCAAATGTCTGTCTCGCGCCAGATACGCCTCCTTGGAAGGGGTAGTGGAGATGCACACACGGATATTCCAAGTTTTGTGTGGGATTTGCAGACTTTCCCACATAAAACTTTAGAGGATGCACGGGTGTCTATAAAAGTTTTTGTGGGGAGGTAAAGATTTCCCACAAAAAAAAGAGGAGCCGTGGGCTCCTCTTTTGATTCAAATAACACTTCCGTCGGAAGTGATGATGCAAAAGCAGCCATCCTTACTATAGCTGCCGCAATACTCGTTGCCGGCCTCATCCATCCATACGGGATATTTTCGATTGTCGTCCATACCGTAATGGACATCAGGCAGCCTTCTCAGCTTGCCAACGACAGTGAAACCAACGCTTTTCGCGTATTCCCTGACAGTCATAGTTACAGCCCCTTTATAGTCTGATTTTCTCTTGAACTTATTATAGCCCATGGTTCCTTTGAGCGCAAGGTGGTTTTACCTTGACCACGCCGCTTTTCCAGCACACTTATTTTTCGAAAAGCAGGAGGAGCTTCCGCCCCTCCTGTTGTGTTGAAAAATTAGTCTCGAAGGAAGTATGCGCTTCGGTCTGCCTCCTGCGAGGAAGGCTCTTCGCCTCGCACATAGACGGGGTAAAGCCTCCATCCGTTGTCCGCATAGGCATCGGGAACGATGACGCGCTCGGCGTCGAGGACTTCCACTTCCGCTGCGTCCAAGGTCTCGCAGGGGGTGATAGAGACAACTTCATGCTTGAGCAGGTCAACGACACACTCGGAGGAGCATTCGGTGCGCCCGCCATCCCAAATAGACACATATCGCGCAGCCACAAAGTTGTCATTGGATGCTGCGAACCGGTCCATATTGCTATCAATGAACTTCTGGGCGAAGAATGCGAGGCACGCGGCGTACTGTGCGGCCTTCATGCATCCGCTCATGCTGTCATCCATCGTTCTGACGGAATAGATTTCCATACGCTCCCGCGTACCGACCTTCTGAGACGGCATCCATCGCCCATCCAAAACGATGTCAGCGTAGTACCCTTCATTGCTGCCATGAACGCAGTCAACATGGATGTCGAAGTTGGAATAGACCAACTCTTCATCTGCGGCAGTGGTACGGATGCTGGAAGCATTCCGCTCAAACTGATTCAGCAGATTGAGAACCTCATCATCAGCTCGCGCAACGCTCTTCATCATCTCCTTAGCACCGAAGACGATTTCCTTGACGGTCAGGGGCTTGTGTTCGTTCTTTTTTCTCATGTTTTTCTCCTTTCTTGGTAAACAGGGCAGGGGAGAGGGCTGTAAGCCAGCCCTCAACTCCATATCATATCGCACTTGTTGTCGGCACAATCCTGCAGGATGGCTTTGAAATCTCGGAACTTGGCGCAATCCTGACGACCTATATAGCCGTACAGGACATTGTCGTCATAGTCGCCGATGATTTTCAGCAGCTCCTTGCAGGCACCATAACGGATAAGGCCCTCACAGTCCGGCTGAAGCAGGAAGTCTACGACCTTGAAGCTGACTTTTTTCTCGGCAAGGAGCCGTTCGGTCTCAGCATCAAAGGCATTGTAGGCCTGCCTGCGTTCCTCATCGCTCATGGAAAAAGCCTTCCGGAAGATGTCTTCCAGCTTGCGGTAGTGGGATGCCCAAGGGTCGCCAACGAGGTCTGAGACCTTGTTGCGGAGATTGAAAAAACCTCCGCCGCCAAGGTCGATAGACCGACCGGTCTTTCGGCAGCTTATCGTGACACCCATAGCTCAGTCCTCCTTCTCAGGCGCCGTCTCCAGCGCCAGCTTCGAGGGGCGCTTCTCCCAGTAGGCGGAACGCTCCGCAACAGCCATGTCGATGAGCCAGAACTCGTTCGGCTTCTCGAAATGCTCCGTAGAAAATCCCTCATTCAACATAATGTCGATAGACCACGGGCCGCTGAGACCCTGCACATTCTTCATATGCTCGGCCACCAGTGCTTCCACCTCGCCGCGATACTTCTCGAACTTCTCCTGCATCTCATCTCTCATCGCATCGAACACAATTCGGTCGGTGCGGTCATAAAGGTGGGGATAGAGGTAGTCGTAGTCCCAGTAGTTCGCAGTGAAAATGACCTCGCGGGTGTCGAAGTCGTAGAACACGCGGAACTCAGTGCGGAAGGGAAGCCCGCCGTAGATACACGGAACCATTTTGCTCATATGTAGAATCCTGTCGCGGAACACGAACTCCGTGTCGCCGTAGGGACCCCACATCTTATTCGCATACTCACTGTACTGAATGCCGATGATGGCATCGGTCAGTGCATTGGGAGTAGGAGCCGGCATACAGGTACGCGCATCGAACTTGTTGGAGTACAGGCTGTTCTTTACGAACAGCAGATGTCCCTTCAGCGGAGAGGCGTTGAGAGTGGGGATGACAACATCATCGACCCACTTCTTGATAGCAGGATAGTCCTCTGGACGCTCCATATAGAAGTGTCTGTAGAAAGTCTTCTGACCTTCCTCATCCAGCTCTTCCGGCACTTTGATAATGACGGTCTCCGGCACACGAATGCCACAGTCCTTCACCAAAGGCCACCAGAAGGAGAAGGCATCCTGCTCCTCACGCTGGCTCAAAGCGCAGCTCTCGTAGCCGTTTTCGGCGTACTTATCGAGCTTCTTTGCGCCTTCCGCACTGTCCTTCTGCATAGGAATACCATGCGACGGGGCAAAGTCCTTGAACAGCTTTTCTGCCATGTTCATATTCTCCTTTCTGCCATTTTACGACAAATACATACTCACATCAACCCCGATGAGCTGACCGACTGCCAGAGCAGCATCCTTGAAAGAGTGGTACTCTTCCGATTTGTCATACTCTGTAGCAGAGGTCTCGAAAACCGTCTCGGCCAAAATCGCGTTGAAGTCGGGGCTGTTGATAATCTCCGCGTCCCAGTCGTACAGCTCGCACAGCAAGTCGCGCTCGTGCCCGTCTAAGTCGTTGTCGAGATAGACAAAACCGTGGGCGACGCGGAACAGGCCGGCGCCGTATTGGTTTACCTGTGCCAGCTCAAAGACGTTGTGACCGTGTTCCGGCGCCTCGCGGCGGAACTGGACGCAATCGGGGTCCGTACAGACCCAGTTCTTCTTACCAGCCACCATTACTCGTCACCGCCCTTCTCGACGCCGCGAACGTGATAGTCCCGCATGACCTTCACCAGTTCTTGCAGCTTCGTCTTGACGGCTTCGCGGGCCTCGTCGGGCATACCACGATAATTCTCGGTCTCCTTAACATCGCTCAGGAGAGCGTCCACGCGATTCCCGAAGGTCTCGATGGGGTTGTAGGGAATCAACAGGATGCCCTCAGCGATGGGGATGATTTCAAAGGGGGAGCCCTCCTCACACCCCATGAGCTTGCGAATCTCGCGGGGGACGACGATGCGGCCAAGGTCATCGAAGCGCCGGACGGAACCGGTGCGGGTGGCCTCCTGTGCCTGAACTTTGATGCGTTTTTCCATAGAAGTTCTCCTTTCTTTTACTCAGCAGCGTCCTTGATGAAATTGGCCTTCAGCCAATCCAGCCAGCAGGAAATATCCGTACAGACATCCAGCACGTTGTCGTCTTCAGCGACCTCAGAGGCCGTACTCCAACTGCCATCAGGCTTTTTGACAAATGCCTCAATCCAGTTGTTGTTTTCGTACTCGATGTCGCCAGCCTGCACAGCCTCCATGAGTTCATCATCACTCTTGAAGGCAGTACGCAAGGTATCGGAAGCGTGGGTAGCCATAGCGCCGGAGTTTGACCTATTAGTATAGGAGAAATGCTCTCGAAGAATTTTGGCGGACTCATAAATCGTGTGATTCTCCAGCCTGAGAAGAACTTCATTGCCCTTGACCTTGCCGGCGATGCAGACATCTCCCTGTACCTCGAAGGAGACCTCATAGCCGTTGTACTGGAAACCACCGATGTAGCCTCCGTACCACGTGCAATCGAGGTGGTCATCATCAATGAAAGCATCGGGTTTGGTCAGTAGCGTGACGCCGAGGCGTTTTGCCTCAGCTTCCATCTTTTTGAACTTTTGCTCAATGACAGCTCTTTTTGCGCTCATAACTTTTCTCCCTTCAGTTTTCTTCCTTGTCCTCATCGGCCTCATGGTAGCGTTCGACAACATACTCCTTGGTGTAGTCTTCGTTCTCCGCCTCAGTCCACACACGCACGGTCATGGAGTCCTTAGCGACAAAATCAGCATCGCTGCTCTTATCCTCGTTACGCTCGTAGGTCTGACCGATGTAGGCCAAATCCTGTGTGTTGGACCCATCCTTATCCTGCACGCTTACAAACACCTCCGTGTGGAGTCCCTTTTCGCAGGGGTCAATCGCTTCCACAGAGATAGTCCCGTTGCCGACATCGGCAATAAGGCTTACCGCAGTGCGATGGTTGGATTCCACGCGGATAGGGTCGTAGATGGCAGTGCCATCTGCGATAGCCTGCTCAACCATCTGGATACCAGCCACCCAACTCAGGTAGCGGCAGCCAAACGTCTTGCCGGCATCCATGATATCCGCGATGACTTCGGAATCGCTGAACATCCCATCCACCATGTCGTAGTTGGAGATGATGTAGTTGCGCCACTCATCGCAGAAACGATAGTTTTCCGTCTCTTTCAGCAGGTCCTTGAAGTCGTCCTTATAGTCCTTAGACACGTACTCGCGGTAGTGCTTGATTTCTTCCTTGGCTTCCACCGAGGAGAACTCATACACATCGCTTTCCCTGAATGCGCCCAGCTTCTCCTCAAGATACTCAAGGGAGATGGGCTTGAACTTATTGGGCCGGCCACATCCCACAGGTGCGTTCTTGTAGGGCTTCTCGGTGGTCCACGTTTGCCACGTGCAGTTGAAGATGGCATCGCCGAGGTCGCCGGTGATGAAGACGTGGTTCTTGTAGAACGTATACTGGACAGCATAGGCGTTTGTGTTATCTCGCTTCCAGTCCACAACGACGATGTCTCCACGGTTGTGAATGTGGGCGCGGTGCTTGGCGAACTGCGTGTCCTTGATGCGTTGCATCCGTTCCTGAACTTTCTGATAATCCATTTGTTTCTCCTTTCTCCCAGCCTGTGATAAGGGCTTACGGGAACAAAAATGTAGTAAATATATAAAAAGACAGTCGTTCCCAAGCGAGAACAACTGCCTTGAATATTTGATGTGACTTTGAATCGGAGATAAATCTCCTTATAAAAAAATCTTCGTAATTATACTACTATACTACCACATTCAAATATTTTGTCAATCGTTTCCTTCAAGCTGTTGTGCATTCATCTCGACTTTGAAAAGCCAATTATCATCGCGCTATTTTCAAAAAAAAGAAAAGCCCCCGAAGGAGCTTTTCTTAGTGTGAAAATCAGTGTTTTTCCGAGAGAAAAATCTCAGGGGAGTTGCTCGTCCGCGAAATTGGCAAACGCGCCCGCAGCCTCTTTCGGAGCAACGCCATTCACGTCGATGGAAACACCGGTTCCGGAGTGACGCGCAATAGCATGGATACGCAGGTCCTCAATGAGATTGGTCAGCGCCAAATTCAGGAGCACGTTCCAGTAGCCGTTCATGCTCATGGAAGAAAACCGGCTGAAGTCTCTGTCATGGATGATTTCAGGGATGGCTTCGACGAGGCAGTGCAGGTTCCTCAGCCGCGAAGAGACGCGGTTGAAATCCGCAACGTCCATGGCAAACAGGTCGCCCTCGTAACCGAGAGCCTTCGCCAGACCGTCAGAGACCTCGTAGTGCTTCTCCACGTGGATGAGGTTGTCCTCGTCGTCATCCTCACCGGCACTGTCCTCCATGCCTAAATCGGTGAAGAAAGCAACGATTCCCTCAGGAGTCCACGAGTGTGTCGCATCCGCCCGCAGCGCGTTGAATACCCGAACAGCCAGATTGTTGTTGCCTTCACACACGGCGAGAATTTCGTTCCATGTGTACGAGGCAAACGGCGCCACGCGGCAATCCTTGCCGGTGATGTAGCAAACCAAATCAGGGAAGGTCGCAGCATTGTAGACATTGATGTAGCCATTCAGCCACTTTCCGTCCTTTCCAAACGTCTTGCCGTCCTTTATGCTGCAGATGCCCATGACCAGCAAGAGGTGAAGCTCAAGCATAGACAAAGGAATGAGCTTTTCCTTGGTCTGATGCAGCCGTTCACGAATGTAGAGCTCCGCCAGTTCCGTGGCAGTCACATTCACGACAGAGCCCTTCTCAGCCTCGGCAAAGAAAACGTCGCTCGCCTCGGAAGTAGGCAGCACGTAGCAGCGTTCTTTTACATAGGCCCGAAAAACGTTATCGTATATTCTGATGCCCCTCTTATTTTTTACATCGCCCTCCGGGACGAATCGGCATGATATATGCCTGAAAACATCACTCTGCATAATGTCTTCGTATGCCTTTGCAGAGTCGATGAGGTCGCCATCAACTACGATACGGTGGTTGTTTTCCATCTTTTCCAGCTCCTTCTCAGAAAACCCGAATAAAGAGTTGTAGCAAAAATGATTCATTCTTTTTCTCCTTTCATTTTCAGCGGAACACGCCGACCTTCAGAGCTTCAATGGGCAGAGAAAACTCAGGCCCAGTCTCACCGTTGGAATCTGTGGCATACAGCCACGCCACCGCAACGCCGTTTTCATCGACGCCGGTGCGTACCACAGTGACGACCTCGCCATCACAGCAGCAAAGCATACCTTCGCTGTTGAATAGCTCATAGTAAGTCGGTTCGCTGCCGTCAGGGAAGGTCTCAACTTCCAGCTTATTGGGCGCTACGCTCATATTGCAGTCATTGATGACCTTCAACGAGATACCGATGCGCTCGCCGGCTTTGAGGTTGAACTCTCCGCAGGAAGTGGATTCATCGGAAAAGGAAAACAGCTTTGTTTTCCCGTCCGTCCGGAAGCTCTTCTCGGCTTCATCCACCTTCTTGCGAATGGCGTTGAACATGGCGTTGACCTGTTCCTCAGTGTAGTACCCGCTATAACGGGTAGACAGGCACTCCAGCATATCCAGACCGTCCAGAATACGTCCGACACGCTTTTCAGCGGTCCTGATGAACATATTTTGTTTGCTCATGGCGATTTCGTCGGCGGAACGAGTCGTTTTACGTCCCATAATTTTTCTCCTTTCTTCACCAGTCGTCGCCCGTGCGTTCCCGCAGGATGACGAGCTTTGTGTTCACAACCTTACAATCGCAGTAAACTTTGAGCCTTTCTCCCAGCAGGTCCTTCAGCTCCGGTGTGGCCTGCAGTAACGTCGGTTGAATACAGCCGCACTCGCTCATTGCCAGAAACGGAGCATCGGGAGGGAAGATTGGCCGCTGGATTTTGACCTTGTATACGCGGTCATCAGCCTTCTTACTCATGGACGACCTCCACTTCCGGCGCATCGAAACGACTGTCTTTATACAGTGTGATGTCGTTTTTGACCAGCCGAATCGACGTGACCAGTGAGGTGAGCTCATGCGCCCCTGCCCACTTCTTCTCGAAATCCATCAGCGTATAATCGCCATTTACATTCGAGAAGGGAATGGACAGAATTTCACGTCCCGCATCGTAAGAAACGGCGGTTACGGTGGCAGCCAGAGCGTCCCAATCCTCACGCAGCATACGCTGGACGTTCTCGCAGACGGAGTTGAAGAAGTTTGTACCGCAAGAGCCACGGGTTGTGAAATCGAAATACAGATAGCTTACAAAGCCATCCATCGTATTCAGCCGCACTTCTGTCGTGAATCGCTGCTCGGCATTGCCGGCCCCGATGACAGGAGTCTCACAGCGAGGCAGCCAGCATCGTGCCTCAGGGTTTTTGTAGATGATATAGAAGCACTCAATATCACCATACGACCCGTCAGGCAGGGAAGACACACATCTCTTCGTCGCCAGATATTTCGCACACGGTGCAAACAGCAACGCATGGAAAATCTGTTTTTCCTCAGAAACACCCTTGTCGCACTGCAGCGCTGAAACCAGCTCGCCGGTCTCGACGATGCGGTAGCCCGCCATGAGTCCCGTAGTGGGCAGGCAGTCCATCACATACTCGCGGTCGTCGATGCGAAAACTATGCAGTGCAAACGACGGAGTTCCCGGCGCAGCCTCATGGATGCGAGGGTCGAGAAACTCCGCGATTTCACGATGCAAAATAGGCATCTCGATTGTCCTTATCATAGATTTGCTCCTTTCATCCCCTGCGTCCCCTCAAAAAGAGAGGACGCAGGGGCTTGTGTTATTCGAAAATTATGCTTCACGCACGGGCGGCCACACATAGTTGAACGGAAACATCCCGCGATACTTGTGCGAAACCGCCCGCTTTGCGGCCTCAGCGCTCTTGTATCCATAGCCCTGCGCGTCATCGTAAATGATGCCGATGTTCTCGGCATCCACTACGATATAGCGGAACAATGCCGCCCCATCGTAACGATGCGGATACAGTCTCGCAGAGACGACACAGGGTTTCGGGCCTACCACCGCGATGGGCAGCAACGTGACAGTGCCGTAAATGGCGTTCTTGAGATACCGCTTTTCAGGGAATCTCAGAAGGCTCATGCTTCATCACCGCCACTGACCGCCTCGTAGCAGAGACGCGCCTGCAGGATGTTCAGCACTTCCTCGACGGCGTTCTGCCAAGTGGAATTCACGTCATTGTTGCAGTCGGCATCGTGCTCAAACTGAGCAACGATATCGTTCAGCACATAGTTCGGAGACTCCTCATCGACCAGAGATATCGGCTCAGTGTCACCGAACTTTTCCTTGAAGCTCTCCAGCTTCTCGGCGTCGTCCTCATTATCAGGGTCGAAGTCGCTGACGTCGAAGCCCAGATACGTGCAGAGCTGGCCTTCCGCATCCATCAGCCGGTAGTATCGCTCCTGTTCACGATATGCGGTCTCCAGCTCGCTGCAGGACAACTCGATTTCGACGGTGATGGTGTTTTTGGTGTCGGGAATCTGAATGTTACGGGTAATAGTCATTTTTTTCTCCTTTCTTTTTTCAGAGCTGCCGGTTACACCAGCAGCGACAAACCAATGCGAACGGTCTTCAGTGGAAACTGCTCCGTGTCGAGACGGAAAGAGGTTCCACAATCGAAGCAACACACCTCCGGACCGTACACATTGTCGTGTTTCGGACCGAACTTCACGCTCCCGCAAATGGGACAGGCCGCGCAGAGAAGTGTAGGGCTCTTCACCTGCACGTCCATCTTGCTCGCGCCTGATGTGGCATCCGTCCACCCCGCTAAATAAGCGGGGGAGACACCCAGAACGGCAGCAAAACGCTCCAGAGTGTTGAGAGGGATATTTTCCACTCTGCCCGCCTCGTACTTGTAGACGGTTTGAGAGGTGACATCGCAGCTCTTAGCCAGCTCTACCTGCGAAATACCAAGTGCTTTGCGAGCGTTTCGGATTCTGTTGCTCACAACGTTGCCCATCATGCTGAAACACCTCCGTCCAATGGCTGCCAACAGACGTCCATTTTGAAGAAGGATATGAACGGTTTTTCCAGACCGTTTGCTTCAGCAAAAGACCTTGCTTTTTCCTCGGTTTTGAATGCAATGAAGCTCTGAAGACCCCCATTGAAGTAGATGCAGCAGGCCCCGATTGGAGGAGAAGCAAAAAGGTCAATGCCGAGCGTCTCATCCTGCTGATAAAGCAAGGAAACATAGGTCTCAAACACACCTTTTACCGGCCTCAAGGCATCGAGGTCATCCATATTGGAGCCATTGGCTTCAATGAGTTCAGTAATCTTCGCAATATCTGTTTTCTTGAATACCTCGCGAATACGAGGGTCAAGGCAAAAATAAGTAACACGAAGAATTTCGCTCTCCAGATTCTGAATCAGTTCTTCAAGCGGGGTAGACTGATTGCGAGCGAGGTAAGCCTCTCTTTCCGCGTGCTCCAGCCATATGCCAATGCCCTTAATGTTCGCCTCCGCAGCGGAAGCGAGTTTTTTGAAAGGTATTTTGACAGTCTTGGTTACAACAAGAAAGCAAAAGGCAAGATAGTAGCCGACCTCACTCAGCGTTTCGATGACCGCCTTAAAGTTTTTTGTCATGTCTTTCCTCCTTTCTGAGAAAGAACGTGGAGGCTCAGACGCGGTCGTGTACGCAATCGCCATTCCCATCCATCACTGCTTCGTGCTGGAGGAAGGTGTCGTGGTACAGAGCCTTGCCGAACGCATTGCAGACGGGGCATTCCCAGCTCACCTCCGTACCATCGTTGTAGTCGATGTCACGGTCGCCCTGATATTCGACCTCAGCGCCGCATACAGGGCAAACATCCTCCTCATCGCCGTTAGGGTGAAGGAACGGGATGCGCTGACCCATCGGGTCCTCGAACGGCTTTACGATGCGCTGAACAAAGGCGAGCAGCACGTCAATATCAGCCTTTGCCATCAGGAGCATGACCTCTGCGGCGGATTCTTTCACATCCGGTGGGAATACCCCCGTAATGGTCTCCACCAGTGCAGCAGGATGCTCCATGGCGCGAGTCAACTTACGACCCGTCGTGAGAAGCTGGTACAGAGCCAAGACGCATACCGTGTGTCCATACTCGCTGTATGCCTTGTCCAGAACCTCATATGGCGTGGACTCAGCAACACCGTGATAGATAAACAAATGCGCGAGTTCTGCATCGTACTTTTTGTTTTCCATGATTTCTCCTTTCTCCCAGCCTGTGATAAGGACTTACGGGAACAAAAATGTAGTAAATATATAAAAAGACAGTTGTTCTCAAAAGAGAGCAACTGTCTTGAATATGATGATGTGACTGAAAACGGAGATAAATCTCCTTATAAAAATATCTTCGTAATTATACTACTATACTACCACGTTTCAGTATTTTGTCAATAATTCTGTGAGTAAAAAGAGAGGGCTACCATAAAGGTAGCCCTCAGACGTTGTAAAAATCTCCTTTCAGGGGCGAATTGCATCAACGCAGCCACTTGCCTCCTTGCTTAAAGTAGACAGCGTTTCGTTACAAACCGTGTCTGCACCCTCTAAAATCAATCGCAAGAACTCGCTGAGTTCTTCTGATTGGTGTTTAATAGATTGGTACAATACTGTTTTTTTCGCACCTTCCCCTGTCACTTTGCACTTTGCTTGCACTTTCACCAAAGCGATAACTCGCTCAAACACCTCATCAAGATTCTCTCTCGTAAGTGCTTTATAGATGTTATCCTTTTGGGAATCTTCAAGCGGTTCCACAGCATTTCGACAGGACTCATATATGACTTTTGCCAGTTTTCTGGGGCTTGCACCAGACAGCTCATCAGCCCGCGCAAGAGCATCATTACTGAGCCCAAGCAAATAATCTGAAGAAATACAGTAGATTTCCGAGATTCGCTTGAGATATTCCCCGCTGGGAACGACTTTCCCTTGACGCCACTTCGCAATTATCGCCGCCGAAACATTGAGCTTTGTGGTTGCCGTTGCTGATGTATCACCGTTGGCAGCCATCAACGCACGGAAACGTTTACCGAAAACCTTAGCCGTCTCTTTTTCAAAGTTTTCCATCTGTACCTCCATCAAAACGGCAAATCAACAGACCCATCTGTCAGAGATACAGATACGGACTCAGTAGCGGGCTTCTGCTGCATCGCCTTCAGAATAGCGTTCTGTTGCTGCAATAACGCATTCTGTTGGGAAATGAGAGAATTCTGTTTTGCCATAAGCTGTAGCGCCGAGTTGTAGAAGGCTCGTGCGGGAACAGCCGGATATGCCGCCTCATCGGGGATGTCTTTTATCTGCTGGGTCTCAGATTGACCCAGCAGATAATCAACAGAGACATTGTAAACATCCGCAATTTTAGCGAAGTAATCAATGCTCGGCACGATACGCCCACGCAGCCACGTTGAGATAGCTTCCGGAGCGACACCGATAATCCTTGCAGCTTCCGTCACGGAGTCGCCGTTGTCTTCCATCAAAGACGTAAAACGTTCGACAAAAGACTTTTTGAGCTTTTCCAAAAAGGCATCCATTGTGGGCACCTCCCTTACAGGCAGACAGTTTCCGCTGAGACCCGCATGGCACGCAGGGTGCAAAGGTCCATATCGGGATAGACGTCCATCACCGTTTTCCGCAACTCATCGAGGGTCTTGAAGTCTCTGTCAATGAGCAGAACAGGACCGCTGGTATCGTACCAGTTATCCTCGTTTTCCTCGGAATAGATATCTTCATCTTCGTCGATGGTGCCGCAGTAAATCTGAGCGTCTCTGACGTAGGGGCCGTCCGTGAAGACCATATACCGTCCGGCCTCAGAAGCCTTGTCCGCGACGCTGGCCGTGCAGCCCGCATCGCATTTGCTACAGAAATCGTCGCAGCCATCCTCGTGGATACGTGGCGCGGCGCCGGTAATGAACGGAGCGCGGCAAATACCGGAAGCATCTGCAAGGGCGCACAACTCAGAGTCGCACTCGCAGCACAGCTCGTTCCGATAGGTCAGAGTAGCGATGGTAGCGGTGTTGTCCTCGCCACGACCATAAAGCAGCGCAGCGATGCCTTTGGAATAGCGCTCGTCGAACCAGTGCCAGATGTCCTCGCGAGGAGTTCCGGCGGGGAAGTGGAGGAATGCCCCCTCCATCTTTTCGGTGTCCGGATTCATCGGGACATCGGCGAACTCATCCCACAGCTTTTCCAGCTCGACGTCTCTCTGCTTCAAGCTCATAAACTTCACCGCCTCCACTTGTCCCTCCAGAGCGGCGATACGCTTATTCAGCTTATCGTACTTCACGGCATGAGCACAGGTGACATCAGGAATGTCCCTGTTGTAGCAGACATCGGAGCAAAAACCGGATGCGGGGCAAGCCCTACAACGCTTCTTGTTTGTCTTTTTCTTGAAATCCATGATTATTTTCTCCTTTCTTTCTTTCAGCGAATCATCTTGAACATCTCATCGGAAGAGATATCAAGAAGCTCGGCGCCGACGGAAACAAGCAAATTTCTGGCATCCTCGTCTTCGGTTTGGAGGTAAGCCGACTGTACCGCGTTGGCGACGTCCTCAGGAAAAATCACTGTGTTCACCGAAGACACCTCCTTACGCCTGTCGGCTTACGATGCTCTGCTCTTCCGCAGTGAGAAGTACATCATCGTCGCTCTCACAATGGCCGGCGTTCCAGCTCACACTGGTTGCCTTAGCGTGCAGAACATTCTCGATGAGTGTAACCGCATTGTCTGCGAAGCTCTCCAAATCCGCATTGGAGAAAGCGAACGGCACCAACCTCTGAATGATGACGTCAAAGGAGCCATCATCGTAAGTGTGCGTGCCGGCACCGCTGCCGAAGTTCGCTTTCAGCTCCTTTCTTACCTCACGCATATCGGAGGGACGGGAGAACGCGGCTCTCAGCCAAAAACGCATCTTGTCCGTTCCAGAAGCTGCATCGTGATAGACATGGCAGCGGCACATATCGCCGCAGATGTCGCGGACACGAGTGCTGGGTTCGGGTGAGGGGGAAGCCTCAGGAGCGGAGTTGGAATCCTTCAGTTCAACAAAGGTCCCGTTTTCCAGATGCTCGCTCGCCCACTCGCCGATACTGCCAATTTCATCAGAAGGGACCTCAACGATATAGGCCGGTCCGACATCGGGATAGACCTTGATGCGGACAACTGCCACATTGCGCCCACCAACAGGGGTTTTCTTGAACTTCGGCTTGCCTTCGGGCGTGCCGAACTGTTCCTCGAACATGGAAATATAGTTGCTGATGTGTTGGAACTGATAGCCGATTTCGGGGGTGTAGTTTGCGGTGAAGCAGTAGAGCGCGTGACCGATACCCTCGCGGGAAATCCACCACGAAATCTTCTTGTTTGCCCCGTTACGCACCGGCGTGAAGTTGTAGAGCCCATACACAAATGGGATACCGACACGAACGGCGCCACTCTGCACCTGCCTATTGGACGAAAGTTCATCCCACGCACCGCTTGCGTTTACGAAGCGCCCCACAAGGACGTCCGCACTGCACACGGCAACAGAATCAGCTTCGCAGGGCTCAACACCAACCAGCTTCGCATAGTTTACCTTGCGAAGCCCTACAGTAGCCGGCACAAATGCACCGTCGCGGTTGGTGGCTGCCATCATAACAGCAAAACCACACTCGGTAATTTCACCGGTGACGGCAACCTTATCGTGGACAGTCTCCATGTTCTCGCCAGCGTACTCGAAAACAACATTAGTTTTCATGTTTTCTCCTTTCTCCCGGCCTGTGATAAGGACTTATGGGAACAAAAAATGTAGTAAATATATAAAAAGACAGTCGTTCCCAAGCGAGAACAACTGCCTTGAATATTTGATGTGACTTTGAAACGGAGATAAATCTCCTTATAAAAAATCTTCGTAATTATACTACTATACTACCACGTTTCGGCATTTTGTCAATAATTTTGAACGAAAAGAAAAAGCTCCCTTCGGGGAGCTTTTTCACACATCTGTTAAAAGATTGCAGCGACCAAATCACGAGCAGAAGCTAAAATATCTTCCGGAACATGGTCAACAACTTTGTGCGGCCTTGCGTCGATATCCACGACTCGTACGTGTTCGCACAGAATGGAACCTTGTGTCGTCGTTCTCTCGTCGAGAAGAATGTGCATAGGAAAACGCTTAACTGTGCTTGTAATGGGGCATACAGCCACAAGGTGCGTCAACCGATTATACGAGTCATTGCTCACGACAAGAGCGGGCCTATATCCAGCCTGCTCATGCCCAACAACAGGGTTGAAGTTGAGCAAAATAATGTCGCCTTGCCTTACCATACTTCCCGTCCTTGTGGGGAACCCCAGTCGATTTCGGTCGGCTTATAGTCCCCATCATACCCGTCAAAGAGCTCATCAATCGTTTTAAGTTTATTTGCCTTTTTGATAATGAGCTTATCACCATCGGCTAAAACTTCAAGGGCTTCGTCTTCATTCCATCCCATTGTTTCCAAAACGTATTTTGGAAGCCTTATACCTTGGCTATTGCCCCACTTCTTTAGGGTAGTTTTCATACGGCTCACAAACCTCCTCATTCGGGATATACCGAGTATATCCCGAATCGAAGAAGTTGTCAAGGCATCCTGAGTGATGGATGCGGTTCTCATTTGTCCCGCACCTCCCCGTCAAAAAGCTGCTCCCGCAGCTCCTTCACGGTTTCCTTAATGGATTCCTGTGCCAGCACGTCGGTGCGAGCGATGGCGTTGATATAGTCGATGACCACGTCGCCCTTCTTGGTGAGGAAGACGCGGGCAATGACCTCGCCCTCGGCATTGTCGTCGGACGTGCGCCAAGCATCGACAGACACGGCAGCAACCACATCACCGCAACCAACGGGAGAGTCTTCACGGAAATCGTGACGGATTTCCGTCCAATAACCCTCCTTTTCGGTGCTGTTCGCTGTCTCATCCTTGACTTCGACCTCATAAGTGCCTGCATTCTTTTTCATAGTTTTTCTCCTTTCGTTTTTTGAATATTTCTTACTCGCGGATGTCATCAATATGCAGCACAACACCAACGCTGCACACATAGCCCTCATCGTTGAGAATGTCGAACTTGCGATGAGGGAGGTTGCAGATAACAGACCACGGGCAGACAGAGTCCGCAGAGGAATCATCGCACCAGCGAAACTCGATGTCTGGCTCGCCTGCGGTTGTCTCATAGAAGCCCTGAGCCTTACTCGCAGTCAGCTTAACACCATTAAAGGCGCCGATTTCCTGCGTCATAGCGCCCTCGATTTCCACGAGGTCATCCGACGCAGCATAGACTACTACAAGGCCTTTGACGGCCTCCAGAGCTGCAGGAACAACGTTCCGTTCGTTTCTGTTGTTCAGCTCTGTGGCCCAACGTTCCAGAAACTCAGCATGGGTGTCGTCTTTGACCTCCTTGGCCTGAGACGCAGCCTCTTTTTCCATCAGCTCTTTCAGCTTCGGGCAGTGGGCAGCAGGAACAGCGGTACAGAACCCACCTACGGCTGTGCAGTTGAAGTTATCCCTGTGGATGTGCTCACAGTTGACGCAGTTCGGACGATAGGTAGACTTGAGCACATCCAGCTCATGCCGAAGCGCATAGATGGTCGCATCCGTCTCTCGCATTTTATCGCTGAGAGCTCCGACCAGTTCAGGCACAGAGGCGTCTGGGGAGGGTCCGAACCTCTCGCCCAGAATGCGGCGGAGGGTCTCGTTCTCCTGCCTGAGCGTCAGCAGCTCGTCAGGGTCAAGGAAAGTGTCCTCGAAAGCCGCCAGCCGGTCTTTCAGCCGGTTGCGGCAATAGAGGGTAGAGCACATCTCCTTTGCCTCGTTGGATTCGCTCGTGCGCTCAGATTTGCACCGATTGCAGTCTACGCAAGCCTGCCCATCAGGAAGGCGGATGGTGAGTCGCTCCATAATCAAGCTCCTTTCTCGCCATTATCATTGTCCACGATAAACGCCGTCATAAACTCGATATTGAGGTCTGTGAACGGCGGCATCTTATTGAGCGTTTCGGACATTGCACGCTCACCGCGCAACATCTCCAGAAACTCCTTTACGGGAATGACCTCCGTATGGCGCTCCTTTTTGGGATACATGACAGAGGTGGACACGGCCACAACGCCCTCGCTGCGGCAGTAGGACACATAGCAGCGGCGGTCGAAGTCTTCAAATTCCTGCGCCAGCATGACGCGGAACGCGACAGGCTTGCCGTCCTCGGTCAGTCGAGTCCTATCAGAGAATATACGCTGATAGGCTTCCAACCGCGTGTCGAACTTCTCAGGGCGATATGTGCAACCACGCATAGACTCCATGCGCTCGACAAACTGGTCGTGATGATACGGCCAAGAACCTTCGCCCTTCGCAGCCAGCTTAAAGTGCGTTTGGTCGATGAACCGGCAGGTGTAGACCTTGGGTTCAGCACGGTGGCCGTCGGAAACCAAAAGTTTTCCGCCGTTGGGAAGTGTGAATACGGGATTAGAGTGCCGGTCTCGGAAAACAATAGTCTTGTCGTAGCCCACGACCAGACTGTTTGGCACAATGTAGTATCTCCCAACAGGTCTGTCAGCTTTGAACGTCATAGTGTTTTACTCCTTTCTTCTTTTAGGGGGGCAGGAAGCCCCACCCCCCTCAGTTTCTCAGTAGCAGATGCACTCGTAGTAGCAGATGCACTCGTCCATCACGTCCGCTACTGCCTTGATGTCCTCAAAGGTGACGTTCTCCGTCACGGGGATGGCGACGTACAGCTCCCATTGGCAAAACGGGGTATCCGTGTCCTTAGGGAACAGTACGTCTGCGTGCAGCGCCTTCAGCTTCTCATCCGCGTTCAGCTTCTCGGCCAGCTTGCGGCCAGACTCCATCAGCGCCTTGCGGATGCCGACATCCCGTTTTCCGGCCTTATTGGACATCTCCTCACCGGCCTCTGCGATGACCAGCAAACACGGCTGACCGTTCACAGTGGCGATGTAGGTGGGGAAGTTCAGGCTGTCGGTCCAGCAGGTGAAATAGGCCCAGCGCAGCAGGGGAGGCACCTTCGTGTACCATTCCATGTTTTCCACAGGAGGCTGATACTCTCCCTTCAGGAATGCTTCGTACTTTTCCTTATCGTACTCGGCGAGCTTGGTATCGAAGCCAGAGGAGTACAGTCCGGGCACGCCACGATAATCGGGAACGTTGATGCTGCACAGGGAAGCGGTGTCATACCGCCCATCCCAGTCCTTGGGGGGCTTCTTGTCGGGGGTGTTGAACTCCCATACGAATACCTCCCCGCAGCCGTTGCAGAAAAACTGAGTTTCGTCGATGCTGATGATTTTGAACATATCTTTTTCTCCTTTCAATTTTTACCCTTATAAATCAATGAACGGGCCTTCGACCCGACATTGGCTCCATCTGAGGTTGCGCGGCTCGTTGTGACGCATGGCATCGAGGTAGCTTTGCGCCTGTGCCCTATCGTTGAACACAAGGGGCTGCCCTCTATCGCGCCTCAGCTTCGACCAATAATAGGCGAAACCGACGGCTCCGGGGTTGGCACAAAGCGTATAACCATCGTTGTCGCGGATGACGAACTTCCACGTAAGAATTCTTCCCACTCCCATAAGGCCGCCTCAGTCCGCCGCAGACTCGCGGTAGACCAACACGTCGTGGCCGGCGTAAATAGCCTGCAGCTCGTCCTTGGTGATGCTCAGGCTGCTGAACAGCCAATCGTCGGCATCCTTCCAGTCGGAGAACTTGGGGCCGATTTCCTTCCGGAACAGCTCCAGCGTCTCAAACAGGAGGTCCTTGGCACGGGGGGAGAGGTCTTCCTCAGGGTCAGGTGTGGGCATCTTTATGTCGTTCACATCATTGAGTTCAACGTCTTCCAAGGAAGTCTCGTAGTCCTTCCAGAGATGGGCATTGTCCTCGAACCGCTTGACGATTTCGGCGATGGTGATGTCGGTCGTCGGCTTATCCGTGGTTTCCTCGAAGTAGCAGAACTCAAAGAAGGGATGGTCGGCTTCCGTTTCGCTGCCGAAGCGCTCGTCGTTCAGACCGAGAGGGCCGGGGATGAAGTATTCGCCGTCATCGAGACTGGCGATAATACGCATCTTTTCTTCCTCCGACATCTGGCCGGCGAAAACGACCTCATGCCGGACCTTGTAGTTGTCCGCGTCACGATAGAGGTATGCGAGACGTGTGTTGGTGATACTCATTGTTTTCTCCTTTCTCCCTGCCTGTGATAAGGACTTACGGGAACAAAAAATGTAGTAAATATATAAAAAGACAGTCGCTCCCAAAGGGAAGCAACTGTCTTGAATATAATTATGTGACTAAAAACGGAGACAAATCTCCTTATAGAAATATCTTCGTAATTATACTAATATACTACCATAATTCCTCATAATGTCAACTGCTTCTGCGCGAAAGAAAACGCTCCCCAGTTGGGGAGCGTTTTAGAAAGAATTTATCTCCTTTCAAGATTCATCAAAACTCTTTTGCGTCGAGCAGCGTGTCGATGTCGAAATCCTTGACAATGTACTTATCAGGATTTGCAACGACCTCTTCGTACTCCTCACGGCTCTGGAAGCTGTCAATAGTTTCCTTTTCTGCCTCGCTCAGTGCATCATACGGCTTGGTTCCGTAATCTGTAGGCAGCCAGCCGCGATTCATTCCGACGAAGATATTGAGCCGGTCGATGAGCCGCTTGGAAGAGCTCTTGAACTTCAACTTCATTGTTCCGTTCTTGTAGAAGGAACCAGTGAAGAATGTGAAGGTAATGCTTTTGCCAATGCTCTTTCCGCAAATGGCGTTGTCCGTTACAGCACTCATCGGGTCGATAGCCTTGGATGCTTCTTTTCCTCCGTTGAGCAGGTAAAGGGCGCACTCAATGTCATGCACTACGTGTGCGGCTTTATCCTGATTGAAGTCGTCTCTATAGCGGTCGAAGACGTAGGAATACATAGAGAGCTTCGGGAACGCCAAACGGAACCCAGCGGTCTGTTTCTTGTCGAAAGAGCAATATTTCTGGGTGTTCTCACTTGATAGCGTGTCCGCATCGTAATCGTACACATCATACCGTTGCCTACTTCCCATGCTCCCCAGCCTATCGAACAGGTTCAGCAGGGAAGTGGTGCAACCTCTACGCAGCTCCCGCCGAATATCCTCCATTACAGTCCTCACAGTGTAGTCGTTGAGGTCGTAATCCTTCAATTCAGCGCGACGACGATTGTAGTCTTCTTCCATGTTGGCAGGCATCAGACCGATGTTCGCGGCTTTGTGGATGAAAGTGTCCCAGTACCTTGAGCGAACGCCTTCCAAGCACGCCATTCGAAGTTCAACGCCGGAGTCCCTCCAAGGATGGTCGTCCACGACCAGTTTGACATAGGGCTGGTCGTAACGCTCAGAGCCGCTCATTATAAAAGGCTTGACCTCTTCGTAGGAGCCAATGAAGGAGTTGCAAATACGAGCCTTGAGCTCAAACTCCTCAATGATGTCCTGCGGAAACTTCTTCCGCCAGTCGGGTAGGAACGGCTTGCCCGTCTCATAGTCCTTCAGGTCGCAGATGCTCTCGCTCAGAATATCCGCCTCGTTCCGACTGTCTCTGCGCGTAGGCTTAATGTTGGCGTAAATGATAGCCCACTCAGGAGCCGTCCGCTTCGCCCTATCGCGCTTAAACGCCTTCTCCACGAGAAAGACAGAAGAGTCCGTCTTTTGCTTCTTCAGTATGAAGGACAGGCTTGCATCTACAGCCAGTGTAGAGTAGGGAACAATGGCAAGAAGCTGACCGCCGTATTTCTGCAGCATGGTTACAGCCTTACCAACCCAGCGGGCAGCGAAAGAGGGGGAGACAGACGATGTGTGGGCGAACATGATGAGGGGATAGGGTTTCAGTGTGTTGAACTTTGCAAAGTCGTCGTAAACGACACGGATGCCTTCTTCCTTCAACGTTTCCGCCACACAAATATCTTCTACCACGGTATCCAAATACTTTTCACCGTAATATGCGGTTTCGTGCTGCCAGACCTTGTTCTTGTTTCTGTACCAGCCGGCAAAGCGACGGAAGCACTCGTGAAGCTGCAGCTCACTCATGTCCCCGCAAATGGGGTTCAGAATGTCGCCATCGCGCACGGCAGACCAGTCCACCATGCGGAGTGCCTTACCGCAGACGTAAGAGGTGAGCGTTTCAGGTGCGGTGGCGTACCGCTGCCTGACCTTGGGCGCGGACTTCTCGTAAGTGCCCACGCCGTCGCGTTCGAACCAAGCTCTGAACTTCTCCTTCGCCCCTGCGATGGTAGAAGATTGGCTGCCATAGATGTACTCGCCGCGAGCCCAATAATCAGTGCCGCAATGGGCGAACCGATATGCCATATAGTTCTTGGTGTCATCGCGGAAGTTATCTTTGTTCTCAAGGATGTACCCCACATTCATACCCTTGTAGTAGATGTCCGTTACGGTATCTTTGTATCCGGAATTCTTTCCGGGGGCTAAAAAGGACAGATGAATTCTACTCATTATTTTCTCCTTTCTCCCAGCCTTTAAGGTCTTATGGGAACAAAATGGTGACATTGAAAGTTACCTTTAATGCCGTTTTCGGTCTTCCACAATCGCAGAAAGTGTCTCTTCAAGCGGTAGCCGAATCACTTTCCCTGACAGCGGTCCGTCTTCGTCCACGCAGCGAACCACAATAGGATAGGTGCGTGCGTTGGGCTGGATGCCGATGATAATATAATCATGGTCAACCACAGAAAAAAATTCCCGGTACGCAATGTCGATACCTCTCCATGTAAGCCAGTGTTGGATGTGTGACTTATTTCTGTAAAAAGCAGCCTCCTCGTCTCGTTCCTTTTCCAGAGCCAGCGCATCCTTGTCTTCATACTCTTGCTCATAGAGGATTTCGGACATCTTCTCACGGAGAATACGAACTTCCTTGTGGTCAGACCCGTTTCCGATGCGCCGCCCGACGACATATTTCTCCGGGCGGTATTTATCGGCGGCGGCAAGTTCGTATTCGTACCGTCCCATTTTGAACACGATACCGAAATCACTCGGCTTCAACTTGCGCTTAGTTGGAACATTCTGCTGTAGGTCAGCGAGGCAAGCACAGAAGGCATCCCATTCGAATTTCTCGGTGGGAATACTTTCGTCATCGTAGCGGGATGTACGGTAAAACCGACACTCGAACTCATCTGCCAGCCCCACCGTCTTGCCAGCAAATCCACTCGCTTGGGGGAGTTGCCTTTCAGTAACACGGGCCGTGTCTCTCGACAAAACGACAGACCTCGTACCAAACTGTGATGCAACGTGCTGAATACATGGGAGCACATCACGGAGAATAAGCTCGCGGCACACCTGTGAGCAGTAGGATTTACCCACTACAACACGGATTAAAACGACAACAGCGTTGCTGCCGACCTTCTTAATGCGGGCACTGTCTTGACGCTTAACATTGAAGCGACCTGTGCCAAAGGGGTCTTTACAACAGTATTCCTTGTCCTTCAGCGCTTCCTCCACGGAGTCCAGCAGCATATCACAAATCTGTTTGTCCATACCTTTTTCAAAAGGGATGGTCAGGTTGTCGTCGCTCCAGTTTCCGGACTTGGTGATGAGGGTTTGTTTATCCATGTTTTTTCTCCTTTCTTCTTTTGTTCGGGTTCAGTCGGCGATGAACGCTGCTCTGTCCAAACCGCACAGGGCAGGGCAGGGGGGAGAGGCAAAGCCTCCCCCACTGCTTGAGACCTCAGCCCGTTTCCCGCGCCTGAGCAACGTAGTCCAGAAGCTCCCAGCCAAAGGGAAAGACGTGCCCACAATCGGGGCTTCCATCTTCAATACAAACAGCAGAAAACTTCCGCGTTCGTCCGTTGGGATAAATGGCCGTAAGCATAAAGCTCTTTCCGCTGACATCGAAAATCTCTTTGTATGAGAGGGTTTTAATACCTGCAGCGGCCAGTTCATTGTCAACGAGAGGTACATTCTTGAGGAATGCCTCCTCTTCATCTTTCGCTGTTTCCACGGCGATGGTTTCTTCGTCCTTTCCTTCCTGTTCAAAGAGTGCCTTTTCTACATCCACCCGAAACAGGCTTTCCTCCTCGCCGGCTTTTTCGCCGGTCTCGCGTCTCACCAAAACGCGGGTGAATGGAGTTTCAGCGTCTACACCAATTATGCGGACTGTTGCGTCGTTTCCCGTGCCCAGTGGGTACTGGAACGCCTTACCGAAATCCTCTGCGAGAAGGTCTCGCTTTGGCTTCTCGCCCTGCTTGCGGACGGCGGCACAAAGTTCATCCTGCCGCTGCAAACTCACACAACGGCAGTACGAATCCCAGATGATTTTATCGTTGGGAACCATACTGCTGTTCGCATAGACCGAGTGGAAGAACCTCACAGAGAACCAGTATGGTTGAGGTTCACTTTGGTTTCCGCTTTGAGCCGAGATGCCAAAGATGCTTCCGTCTGACGTACGAATACTGTTCGGCTTCACTGTGTAGCGAGCAGACCAGCGAGACGCAACACTCGACACGACCGGTTCAAATTCGGACATGATATAGTCTCGAAAAAGACCGCTCAGGCGCAGGTTTTGCCCTCGTTTCTCGTTCAGCAGCAGGCCCACCACAAACTCTGTAAAGTACGGACTTGCGACTTCGTTAGGAACCAGCTTGCAAAAACGTGAAGGAGGTGTACCACAGCGCCTTACGCCGAAAGGGTCTCCATCACAAAAATAGTCGTCAGAGAACTTCTTTGTAATGGAATCAATGAGGTCGTCGTGCAAATTTTCTGCTACGGAATCGTGGGCACAGTAAGTGTCGTTTTTCAGAAAAGGACTCTGCATTGCTGTATCCAGCTTTTGACTGAATGCGCTCATATAACAAAATCGTCTCCTTTCCCCCTGCCTCAGATAAGGACTTATGGGAATAAAAATGTAGTATATATAAAAAGACAGTCGCTCCCCCAAAAAAGGAAACAACTGTCTTGAATATGATGATGTGACTTTGAAGCGGAGATAAATCTCCTTATAGAAATATCTTCGTAATTATACCACTATACTACCACATTCGTGTATTTTGTCAATGGCTTTGAAGAAAAGAAGAAAAGCGCCCCAGAGGGACGCTTTTCAGATGTTTGTATAGATTCTTATTTCGTTGGTGTTCAAGTGATTTGCCCGCAACGGTCGGCGATAACTCGTTTAATTACCTCTTGATACGTGAGCTTGAGCTTTTCGCCGACAGCTTTTTCTTCTTCGTCCTCAACGCAAGTAGCGGTGAAGATGTAAGATTGACTTTGCGCGCTCGGCGTGATAGAAGTCAAGGCGTAGGTGCGTTTGCCGTATTGGAACATCTCACGATATATGAGGTCCAAACCATCACGAGCGAGGGCGGCTTTGATGCAGTCCTTGCCTTCGTAAAAATCAGCTTCCTCGTCCTTCGCAGCCTTCAGCTTTCGTGCGGGGATATCGGCGTCATCATCAAAAAGAGGTCGCCGAAGATTTGCCAACGGAACCACTATGATGCCTTCGTCTCCCGTACTTCCCGCAGGCTGCAGTCGCACGTCCAAATAACTGAACTCGTCCGCAAAGCCAACAATACGATACATGGCACCCTCATAGAGAAACTCACGCTCATAATCGGTTGCTTTTAGCGGATAGAAAGGCATATGAGGAGGGCCGCTGGTGCGTCCTTTTTCATCTTCAATATCCTCTTGCAATCGCAGGCATCGGGCATCCCAGACGATTTTCTCATCAGGCACGTTGGGGTTGTTGTGGTACGGCGTCCGGATGAACTCGATACCGAACACCGCAAACCTGAATCTCCGTCCAGCACCATTGCGCTTTGTTCCGAATGACGGCTTTTGCACGAAAATCCGCGCCTTATACGTGTCCGCCACATACCACAGAGCCGCCTTAATATCATCACGCATCTCAGCAACACATGACTCAACGTACTTTGGATTGTCTGCGTCTACGATGAGGTTGAGTGTGACTTCTGTGATATTAGCTTTTTCGTATGAAACTTTGCACGGACGGGGAAGGTCGGGGTCATTTCCGTAGCGTTCTTTTCCGAAGGGGTCTTTACAGCAATAGGCCTGTCCCTTCACATTGAACTCAACAACCTGCTTGATAAACTCGCAAAGTCCGTCTTTGCTGCTGATTGTACCCGCACCAACGGTGGTATCGAGAGTGTGCAGGTTCATGTTGTTTCTCCTTTCTTCAGAGTTTTCCTCCATCGCGTTCGGCGCGAATTGCTTCAATGACGTCCCCGAACGAGAAGAACAGAACATCATCAAAGGTTTCGCCGGATTCATCCACACAGACAGCACCGAAGATGTCTTTGGCCTTGGTAGGTATGATGCCGACCAGTGCGTAGGTCAAGCCATCAAGCTCAAACATCTCACGATACATCACGTCCACGCCAACACGGTCCAGTAGAGCTTGGATGTGCTTCTTATTTTCATAAAAAGCAGTTTCCGCATCCCTTGAAACACTGACATTCTGCATTTCTGCAAGGTACAGGGCGTGTTCAACGAGGGACAAAGCTACCTCCATGGTATCGCCTTTATCTTGACCGTCTACACCTTGCACGAGTACCTCGTCCATGCTGTTTTCACCCATTCCGATGATACGATACAGGGAGCCTCCAAGACGGAATACTCGCCCGAAATCGGAATTTTGAATGGTGTAATCAGTTTTCTGGCCGGCAGCAAATCGCGTATCCCGAATCTTACCGCAGCGTTTACACCAAATATCTCTGTTGGCATCCCAGATGATTTTCTCATCAGGAATGCCGGTATCCTTGGCGTAGGGCGTTGATATGATGTAGACGTATAATGCGGCTGATTGGAATAAGGCGCCTGAACGAGTACCCATTGCCGCAGAGCAAAACGGCTGCTTCTTGATGATAGCTCGTGCCGAGTGCTTGTTTGCAATAGGTTTTATTGCAGCACTTACGTCCCTCAGAATGGCCGCAGCCACGTCACGAGGCAGCGGGTTTATTCCGTAGCCGCCATCCAACGCAATGTTGATGACCAACTTTAAGATGTTGTACTCCTTACCGAAGACATAACACATATTCCCAGCATCAGCGCCGTAGCGTTTCTTACCGAACGGGTCTCGTCCGCAATAGGTCTCGTTCCGAAGGGCATATTCAAGCCGGCTTCTGATGTCCGTCTCCAGCAAATCGGTGTCAATTTGCTCGGCACCGTATGCGGTATCCAAAGCATCTAAATCCATGGTATTCTCCTTTCTTTTGTCTTCGGGCAGCTCAGGCGGCGACGCACGCTGCACCGCTGCCCGAACCGCGCAGAGCAGGGGAGAGGCGAACCTCTCCCGTGCCTGAATCAATCAGGGTCCCTGCATTCCGCCATGCGCTCGATGAGGTCCCACCCGAAAAGAACACGGTGTCCATATTCTGGGGAGTCTGCATCACAGCAGACAGCACCGAAGATGTTTGTCCGTGCATTCGGAAAGATTTCGGTAAGCACAAAACTCGTACCGAGCGTATCGAAAATCTCTCTGTAGGTTACATCGAGCTCTTTCCACGCTTCAATCATTTCAGTCCAAGACGACATACTCGTCTGCCATGAGTGGACCATGCGTTTTGTGAGACTTATTTTGTTCTTGTAAAACAAAGCCTCCTCATCTTTAGCCTTCAGCACCGTCAGCACTGTTTTGTCTTCGAAGTCATCTTCGTAAAGTGCAAGTTCAATGTCCTTAGCCCTCACATCTACCTTTTTGCCAGCGTTTTTCCCCTTGACGTATTCGAGTACGACGGAGGAATTGGGCTTCTCATGGTTGATGCTGAGAATACGGACAATGGGGCTGCGAGGTTTCCCCGGCTTGAGGGGAAACTCACGACCGAAGTCTGCTGCACAAAGCTCGTGTTTCGGAAGAACCTCTTTGCTTACTCTTCGGTCAACCATTGCCTTTCGACAGTAGGCGTCCCAAAAGATTTTCTCGTCTGGAATCTCCGGATTGTCGAAATACGTCGAGTGGGCGAAGGTGAAATCAAAGTGAAAGAGGGGAAATGCAGCTCCATTAAGGGAGAACCGTCGTTTCTCTCTGCCTTTCACAAAGCAACGTGCTGACCACTGTTCAGCGGCTACCTTTACGGCCCGTTCCAACTTTTCCTGCAGTTCGTCTATAAACGTCGGCTGCGGGGCCCCCATCTGTGATAGCTTTTCGAGAAGCAAGGATAGCTTTTCAAGAAGCAAGATGTTCACAGAATAGTGTGTGAGATAGAAGCATTCATCGTCATCGGAGACTTTGATGTCTGCCAGCGCATCAGGGAAATCGCTTCCGTAGGACATATAAGTCTCTGATGTCCGACAGAATGTAGTTGGGTCAATACCCAAACGCTTCACACCAAAGGGGTCTCCCTCACAGTCAGGTTCATTGCTGAACGCCTTTTGGACGACATCAATGATTGTGTCACGGATATTCTCCATGATGATAGCATTGGCGTGGTACTTTTCGTGCTTTAGAACTGGTCTCGGAATCATGGTGTCTATGGCACGTAAATCCATGTTTTCTCCTTTCTCCCTGCCTTTGATAAGGACTCATGGGAATATAAATGTAGTAAATATATAAAAAGACAGCCGCGTCCGAAGGGAGGCAACTGTCTTGAATATGATGATGTGACTGAAAACGGAGATAAATCTCCTTATAAAAATATCTTCGTAATTATACTAATATATTACCATGTTTCGGTATTTTGTCAACGGCTTTCCCCATCTCCATGCGGGTATTTGCAAAAGAAAAAGCTCCCACAAGGGAGCTTTTTCATGGTTAATTATTTAGAGGTTCTCGTCCAGCACACCGTCGTATCTCAAATGATGGGAAATATCGCGGGTGATATGGTTGAGTTCCTCATTCAGTAGACGCCATATCCGGTGTTTGAAGCCACGGGCAGCAGCCCAGCTCAAAAGTCCTGCTACAGAGAACAGGAGGCACCGAACCACGAGGCTGCCGCCGGACATGGAATTGTCCATGCTCGCAGCACCGATGGTGCCAAAAATTGCGATGATGCACACAATCAGCAAAGAGATGCTGATAACGTACAAGGCCTTAAACTTTTTGTTTTCAGTAATTCTGCGATTCATTTTATTCTTCTCCTTTCAAGCGTTTCGGGTATATTCTCATTTGCGGTTGAGTTTGATAGCTTCAATGACAGCGTTGTAAGAAAGCCTACATCTCTTGCCGGCATATTCACCGGTTTCATCAATGCACTCGGCGAGGAACGGATACTTACGCGCTTTTTTGATGACGCCTACAAGTTGGAACTCGTGGGGTTGTGTTTTAATTCGAATTGAAAACACTTCACGGTAGACAACATCTATTCCGCTGGCTACGAGCTTCTGCTGGATGAAGCGCTTGTTCCGATAGAACTCGGATTCCTCCGCATGGCTCTTTTCAATGGCCAACTCGGATTTGTCCTCGTACTCCATCTCATAGAGTGCTCGTTCCAGCTCCTGTCGCTTAATTCGTCCCCTGAACTTCAGGGCACGATAACCGCTCGTCCGCAGGACGTCGATGTAATTCTCTCCGTCCGTAGCACTCTGGCTTACAGATGGACCGAGAATTTTGTAGGTGTATTTCCCATACGGGAATTCCTTGCCCCAATCGTCGGGCCGCAGCTCGCGCTTCTCAGACTTCTTGGACGACCTTGCTCTGGCTCGACAGAAGGCGTCCCACATGATTTTCTCGGTGGGTTCCGGCGAACTGTAGTAGGGCGTCTTGAAAAAGCAAACCTCAAACGGGAAGACAGGAATGGAGCAGACTTGGTTCGTGTTGGTCGTTGCGTGCAGCACCCTGTCCACGGTGGAACATGAAGTGTTGCAGGCAACGAAGGAACGGGACTCGTACCGATTGGCAACAGTCTCCGCAATACGTTCCAAATCCGCCTTTGCCTCATTGCGTTCGATTTCCGTACGGTATATTGAGTCGCGGTTTGCGACGATGCGAACCGACACGCAGGTAATGGTCTCCGTCTGCCTTACGTAGCCAAGAGAACTTCTGGAGATGTCATGCCGCTTCAAACCGAGAGGGTCTTCCTCACAGTAAGTATGCAGCCCTTCTTCCAGAGTGTTCTGAATTTCATCCAACAAGTCTGTCAGCAGATGTTCCTTGTTTGTCGGAGATGCATTTGCAGATGTATCGTAAGAGCAAGAGGCAGCCATTTCAGGACACCTCCGCAAGCGCAACCATTTCGGCGAAGAAGTCGTCCATGTGGTAAACGTCGCCGATAATGTGCTGGCTTTGGTGTGCGTAGGAGCAGTCACAGGTATTCAGAAGGTTGCCATCCACCGTAAGGCAGATGTTGCCTTCGTTTACCATCACACTGCCATCCGGCCACTTCTCGACCGCAATACGCTCATTGCCCAGCTCACGCTTCGGATAATCTGTCTCAAACAGGTCTTCTGCACGCCCCTCGTTGATGAGGTTGACTCTGTCCCAATCAGTGCGCTTGTCTTCTTCACGGAAGTAGGAGAGACCCTTCAGCAGCATGATATTCTCGTTGGGAATATCCTCATGGAATTGGTCGTCGGAAAGAGCAAGACCGCAGATTTCTATGTCCTCCTGCTTGGCGCAGTAGCTATACCACCGCAGGGAAGCAACAGCCAACTCTTCTACGTTCTCCTTACCGTTTGTGACGATATAGAAGCCATTCACAGAGATGTCATACTTCAGGCACAGCTCACGGAACTGGTCGATGGCGCGGCAGTTGAGAGACGGTTCGCCTCCGGTAAATGTCACGACACCGATGCCGTCCACATGGCGCAGCAATGCGTCCATGACCTCGTAGGAGATGTCCTTGTTCTCCGCCTCGCCTCGCAGACAGTGAGCGCAGTGCATATTGCACCGACGAGTGACTTCAACCGCAAGTGAGTCGAAAAAAACATAATTGCCAGTTTTCATAGCAGTTCTCCTTTCATGTATTTCAATAAAAAAAGGAGAGAGCCGCATAGACTCTCTCCTTTCAAAATGGGGGGGCTTAGTCGGCCTGACAATCGCAGGAAATAAGCTGACCACCGCACTTGGGGCAGCGTTCGCAGTCGCAGCCGGGGTGGTGATACCCACCTACCATAGCGCCGCAATCGCCGCAGCGAAAGTTCGGGTCGTTCAGTCCTTCACAGCCGAAGTAGAAGTCGCCCGGTGCGCCGACCTTTATCGGGTCAGCACGGGAACCATCTACGAATCGGATGGTGATTTTCCTGCAGCCCTTGGCCGTCAGCATATCACGCCCACAAAAAGCGCATTTTGCCATTGCTTACTCCACCACCTTTCTGGTGACTTCAACCTCCACGACGACGATTTTCCACGAGTGGGATACGCCGTTATGGAGAGCCCAAGCCTCCAAGCCGCCGATGTCGTAGTTCGTCGTGAGAGGTTCGTCAGGGAGCTTCTCCCAGCCGAATACCATCCTCAGCTCATCGTCCATGACGTTTTGAGCCGCAAGGTAGTTGTCGAACTTCTCAACAACGATTTTGGAGCGGTACGCTCCGGTATGAGTAGTGCCGTCGGCATGGAGCGGGCAGGTGGAATGAATCAGGATGGCAGGGAAGGCCTTTTCCTTGGGGCCGGCCTTCTCCTCGGCAGCCTTATTCTGTACTTCCAGCGCAGCAGCCACGCGCCCAACGTTCTTTACGAGGGAAGGGAAATCGCTCATAAAAAACTTGCGGCCCATGATAGTCTCATGCAATTCAGACATTTTGAAATCTCCTTTCTTTTCTTACGGAATCAGACGGATATAGCTGATGATGTCCTTGGCGGGGATGCCGGATGGACACTCGGACTTGGGAATGAGAATATAGCCTCCGTGGGAGCTATGTTCCACGGAGTCTACACACTCCCTATATCGGCCCTTGTAGCGGAAATTGACCGCATAGACATAGCCTAAGGTCTCCGTGTCCACGACGTAGTCCAGCACCTTCTGAATCAGCCTTGCGTCGTTGCGGACAGCATAGACGCCAGCACCGTCGTCCTCGCCTACGGCCATATCGCCGAAGGCAGAGGGACGGATACCAGTTTCCAGAATGGAGCCAAGTCTATCTTCCGTGGTCACATGGACGAGTTCAACCTCCTCACAGTGCATCACGTATTTCACTTGGCATCCTCCTCGCAACCGCCGCAGAAGAAGTCCTCATCCACGAAGCTGATGCCCTCGAAAGCGTGGAACACGATTTCGTTGGGAATCTGGTCGTAGAAAGCGATGCTGGCGACAGAGTCGCGCTCCTCATCAGAGAGGCGCTGGAACTCGTCACACTCGCTGTCGTAGAACAGCTTCTGCTTCAGCACGGACAGCATATCCGGCGTGAGCTGATAGACGCTCATATAAGGTCTTTCATCCCGCAGCGCGTTGGCAACATCCACCAAGGGGCACCTTACGCAGCCCATCCGATTGGCTCCCTCGTCTTTATCCATCTGCCGGCAAGCACGCCCATAGTAGCCGCAAATCTCCGGCGTCCGGTCTGAGGACTTGGTGTTCATGGAACATTTCTCATATTCCTTCTGCACCGCATTGGTGATGATGGGGAATACACGGCAACCATTCTCAGACATTTTCGTGTCTCCTTTCAATTTTAGGTTTAGTAGCTTTTTACGCACTCCGACAAGCTGATGATAGCTTTCCGAAGCTCGTCCGTCCCCGGAACAGACCAGAGGCAGACGGCATAATAGACATTTTCCATGTCGTTGAGAGCTGCCTTCAGTTCGTTGGGCTCGCCGGATACCATGGCAGCGCGATAGTGAGCCATGGCGTTCTCGATGAGTTTCTGCCTTTCGACATTACTCATGGGCAGCCTCCTTAGTCCCATCGTTCAGCTCGGCGGGGAGAAAGTCCATGCAGCAGCTTTCGCCGTACACAGCGTCCTCCGTGTTGCGGTTGGGCAGCCGGTGAATCAGCCTCGGCAGCATACACTTGCAGTTGCCGTCGTGGTACACACAGCCGGCAGCGCCGCAGATTACAGGCTCAGTGATGATGGGCTCCTGTGTGGGAATGACAACGGGTACGACGCTCTTTGCCTCGCACTCCAGCCACTCCTCGTAGCAGGGCCACATCTCACCGCCGAAGCCACGGTCCTTCTCCCACACGTCCAGAAGCTCCTGCATACTGCCGGCATCACCGCAGTCCTCAGAATACGCATCCAGCTCGCAGAGAAGCTCCTGCAGCGTGTGCTTGTGGTCCAGCATCCACTGGAGCTTGAAGCACTCGTAGGCACGGAAAGACTCCGGCGAATGAGGCTTCACAGGCTTGGAAGCAGGAACGGCAGTGGAGAGGGACTCGCCCGCAGTCCGCAGGGCTTCGTCCAGCTTCGCCTGAGCGTTACTCAGCAAAGCCTGATTCTCGACGTCGAGAACCCCGTTTTCCAGCTCATCCGTGATGATGTGGTGCAGAGCGCCGACTTCAGCAGCAGACATGATAGCAACGACGTACTTACTCATTGCCCGTCACCTCCTCAGCCACGTAGCCGTACTCGAAGTCGCGGCTCTTCTGCCGGAGCTCGTTGTAGAGGCAGGAAGGCATAGGGGGCATACCCTTGAAGAAGGTAACGCCAGTCTGCCAGTCGTCCTGTGCAGCACACTCCTCAGCCTTCTCCTTGCTGGCAAAGGTGTTGTAGCCGCCCAGCTCAATTCCGACACAGCCCTCAACAGGCTTCACGGAATCGCTGCTGCCCTTGACAGGAATGTTGGCGTACCCATCGCCAGACCACATGACGCGATGCTCGACAAAGCTCTCCGTGAACAGCACGGAAGTGACCTTGACGGGATACACGGCAATGGTGGATGCGCGGTAGAACTTGCCACGGGTGTTTCTGCGGACCTCATTCCAAATGGCATAGACGGTGTCGCCAATGCCGACAGGAACTCCATCCGCAGTCAGAGGGATAGGCAGTCTGTTTTCGATACTCATGCTTTTTCTCCTTTCTTCCCAGCCTGTTATAAGGACTTATGGGAACACAAATGTATGTAAATATATAAAAAAAGACAGCCATCCCAGAGTTGGGATAACTGTCTTGATTCTTTATGGTGACTTGAAAACAGAGATAAATCTCCTTATAAAAATATCTTCGTAATTATACTACTATACTACCACGTTTCAATTTTTTGTCAACGACTTTTGCATACTATTATGGAAGCTCTCCTGTGTGTTCGCAGAAAAAAAGCAAAGAGGTAGGCACATGAGCCCACCTCTTTACTTAAAATCTTTGCTTTTACAGAGAGGTCTCGGCTTATTGAAGAACCAAGTTCTCGCACTATTCCAAAACAAATTCGGAGAATTAAAGTGCCTCAAGGACACAGACATTATCAAGGTTGATTACTTCATACGGTGTGTGCTTGGCATCGTCAGACACACAGAGCTTCAGTTGCTCTTCCACGTAGGCAAGGTGTTCACCGTCTTCATCAAACGAGAAGCTCTCGTCTTCCTTAGCTCGCTCCAGATAAGACTCACGCACGGCGGCCCAGTTCGCCTCAATGTCCTCAGCACACGCAGTAAGGTGCCTATCGGCATTTTTCACTAAAAGGGCGCCAACAATACCGCCAGCCTTATTCTTCACGATGACCGTTCCCGGCCCAAACTCGTCCCCATCATTACACAAAGCATTTTCAATGGTTTTGTGAGCGTTCTCGATGCTCTTGATTGCCACCCAATCCTCCAGAGGCGTAGCACCAGAAAGAGCCTCGTTCATGCCGCATCTTGAGCAGATATAAACCTCATGGTATCTACTTAGACTGTTTTCGTTGATATCCACCCGCATCTCGTTGCCGCAGCAGGGGCACTGCATCTGCATACCCTTTACTTGAAGGGCATAAATATTACTCAGTATCTGCTTCATATCTTCTCTGTTCATCTGTTTTTTTTCACTCCTTTTTTGTAAAAACTCTCACACACGACCTGCGTGCGTTTGTGTGCGTTCCGTGTGCGTTTTCCGTGCGTTGTTTTCATTACCCGCCGAAGAAGAACCGCCACATTGGGTCTACGTTTTCCATATCCGGCTTAGTTGCATCTGCAAACACTTCAGAATAATGCGCGATATGCTCATCCGACAGGGAAACGAAATCTTCGCCCTGTGCGCCGACCACGAAGAATGGTCCGTAGATTACATCGCCCGGAAGTTTTCGGTTTGGTTGCATTCCATTGAACTTTCCTTCCTCGTTGCAACAAAGGATAACTCCCGGCTCTAAGCAAACTGCCTCTATGCTGCCCTGTACCTCATCCTGCAGGGCTCGCAACCCTGATTCGATTTCTTTTACAAAGGGAGCCTTTTCCGGCTCAATCTTTAGAATCCTCATCGCCTAATCCCCCAGAATCGCCCACTTAAACGCTTCAAACTCTTCTTCGGTGGGGTCGAAGAAATCGCCAGTCATGTCCTCATACCGCTCCAGTGCTGCCCAGACAGCGTCGTCCTTCGTTTCAACCCCATCGAATTTGGAATGAAAGATAAGGTTTGCCAGTGCCGCAATCTTCTTTTTTGGTCCGAAGTATTTTCCAGAGTCGATTACTTCGTCATATAGTTCGCGGTAAGTCATAGTTGAAATCCTTTCGTATCTGCAATTTGCAGCGGCTCGCGCCACATCATCCGGTGCCCCGCTTGTCCGTCCGTTCGTTTTGTTTTTCCGCCCGCCGTGAGAACATGAAAGTGTTGAGACATATCCCGCTCGCTACGGGCACTTACAGTGTAGAACACATTAAAGAAGACCTTTTCAAATCCTGCGTCTGTGTATTCCACATCGTCCAGAACGGCCACCGCGTAGAAGAACATAACCAGCTTCTTAATGATGGTGTAGCGGTTATCATCTCCCTCATAGTCCATTCCCATGTAATAGCAATCATCGTGTCCCGGAACATAGTATCCTGAGAAATCGCCGGCGTGGAGCCGGAGGCGATACACAACGCAGACATAGTCATCTATGGGGATTTCTTGCAGTTGGAGACAAAACAATGTTCGTGTTGGGTCGTTGAACGTGACACGCACGCCACATGGCGGGAATGAAGTCTTTCGCGCTGTGGCCAGCTTCTTATCCAAAGCGTCTATGTCTAAATTCAACGTGAGCTCTGCGAGGTCGCCACCGTCGTTGTACGCCATTCTGCTGGGAAACAGCCCACAAGTGCTTTCGTTGATGTAGGGGAGAAGGGCACACCGCAGATTTGTAAAGACTCTCTTTTTTCTCAGCAGCGCGTTTACTGCGACGGGTACATCGGAACACTCCGCATGGATAATGCCCTGTTTTACAAACGGAGTCAGGTCCGGCGTGTCGGAGTCCACAGATAAGACAACAGACTCCCATTCTGCAACAGAGAAATACGCAAAAGGGTTATCTGCTGTTATAGGTTTTCCATCTGTGGATGCGCCAATAACGACCTGCCCATCGTCAGAAATATCATCGCGGAGATAGTCCAGTGTATGAAGAACGAGGCCTGCATACACAGCAATAACCCCTGCCTTAACAGCGTCCGTTTTTTCGATTCGCCGCAGTTCCTGCAGCTTGCTCGCCAACTGGAGCAGCGCGTCTATGCAACCATCCTCGGTGCGTATCCGCTCCGCCATCTTCTCACAGTAAGAATGAAGTTTCCGCGCAAAGAACTCCGGAGTGTCCTTTGCCAATACCACAAGGGCGTCAAAGTCGTTCAACAGGTACTCCATCTCGCTGTTATCGCACGTGAGATATGTACGAATAGATGCATTTCTGACAGCACTATATTCCAACCGGTCCAAAGTTTCTAACACCAATAAATTCGTCGATGCTAAAACTCCGCACAGCTCTACCGGGTTTCCGCGCAGCATAGAATCTAACAATTCAATGATGCTCTTCTTCTCAGTCTCTTTCATTTTTTTTCGTTCCCCTCTCTCTAATTGCAAAGTATAACATACCGCACATATGTACGCAAGCAGACACGAAAAATTTCCCTGTAAAGGTGCTTGTTATAAGCACCGTGTTGTGTTATAGTGAGTATAGAGGAGCGTCGTTGTTGTGTTTAGGCTGCTCTCTCTCCTTTCTTGAGTAGGGTTGGAACCATCCGATTTTATGCCCGTTTTGGCGTCGCGTAAAGCGAAGAAACGGCAATGCTTTGCCGTCCTCCTTTTGCGACACTTAAAGAGCGGGAAATCGCGGCTGTCTATGCCGCGTAGTTCACTGATTGTCCTTGGAATGCTTGCGGGGCTCCAAGGCGAAAACCGAAACCGTTCCCTTGTGGAGCGTGTTTCGGTTTTCTTTTTCGATTGGGTTTCAAGCTCGCGCCGCCGTGATGGTTTTCAGGCGCACACGGCCCCACACTGCTGCGCGAGTCCATTCCTCCCGCCTGAAGCCCGTCGCCGCGCTCCAGTGCCCAAACAGCCCGCTCTTGCACAGGCCCAAGCCCCGATTTAGCCGTATTGGAGGAAACCAACACCTCGTCTCTCGCTACTTTGCGTCCACAAAGCAAAACACTCTTTGCAAAACCCATATATTGTGGTATGATTTTGCAAAAGAGGGGAGAGATGGCATATGTGGTATTTAATTAACCCTAAGACTGGATTTGTAAGGGTCGGTGCGAATAAAACCGAATTAAGCGTCTGGTGGGACGAATGCCATCGTGCGTATAAAGTGGATGGGAAATGCGTTTACGCCGTCCGCCATTCCGGTGGAAACACAAGCTATCTCTACCATGATAGGCAACAGGCCTTTGACGACGGACTTGGCTTCGCCATCCAGCTCTCTGAATCTGGTGGTGAGCGCTGCGATATGAAGGCGTGTACTTACAACAAATATGGTTTTTGCAGCAAGAACCCGCCCGTGAAAGAGGATGCCGAATGCAACGAAATTCCCCAAATTTGAAAAAAATGCAGGCCGCCCCGATGGGGGTGGTCTGCATTATTCTTAACATTCACGAATTGTGCCATTCTTTCAAAACAGCTTCTACCTGCGCGATGAGCTGTGCCTTATTGGGGATATAAGAAACATAGCGTGAAGCAAAAATATTGTTTGATAGACCGCCGAGAGCATATTCAGCAGCTATGCTATCCTTGTCCGTGCAAAGGATAATACCGATTGGCGGATTATCATGTTCGTCATTCACTTCTGCGGCGTAGTAGTTCAGATACATATTGAGTTGCCCAGCGGCCTCCGGCGTGAGTTTGGTCGTCTTTAATTCAATCAGCACGTATGCGCGAAGAATCTTATTATAGAAAACCATATCCACATAGTAGTGGGTATTATTCAGTGTAATGCGCTGTTGCGTACCAACAAACATAAAGCCACGTCCTAATTCCAACAGGAATTTTTCTATTTGTGCGACCAATGCTTTTTCAAGGTCGCTTTCGAGCATGGGTTTATTTTCTGGCACACCCAGAAATTCAAATACATACGGGTCTTTGATAATATCTAATGGGGTAGACATCTCAATTCCCTTTTCCGCGAGAGCAAGAACGGTTTCCTTATTTGTTTTGCCCTCTGACAGCAACAAACGCTCATAGAGGGAAGTAGAAATTTGCCGCTTTAATTCGCGTATCGACCACCCTGAGTTAATAGTTTCTTTCTCGTAAAAGTTGCGCTTGTCGGGGTCAGAAATCGTCAACAGCTCACAGTAATGTGACCAGCTCAATTTGCCAGACAGTGTCTGGCAAATTGGGTATGCAAGATAAAGCGCCCTCATATTCTGCAGATTAGAACGGGAGAAGCCTTTGCCAAATTCTACTGTCAATTCCTTTGAAAGCTGTTTTAGGGTCTGCTTTCCGTAATCTGCCCTGTCTTGATTGTCCTGCTCATGCTCAACGATAATCTTTCCTACATTCCAGTAGGTAGACAGCAATTCAGTGTTTACTTGCACCGCCACGCGCTGACGTGCATTTAATAGCAACTCCCTGATTTCATCCGTCATTGAATTAGTAAGTGTTAGGTTACTCACTTCAGACGCTCCTTTATTTACTTTTCCTGTCATAATCATCAATTCCTTTTTCATTGTTTTTGAAACTCAATAAACCTCAGCAATGAATTGCAAACTTTACATCATAATACCATGAACATTTGACTGGTGCAATACAAAAGGCCACCATGGGTGGCCTTTTGTTACTCATTAGACTCGTACAGCTCAGGCTTGGCATTTGGCAGCGCACCTCTATCGGGCATCGAAAGAACTGCATCATTCCATACCCGCACAACACCCTTGTCCAGCAAATACTGGATAGACTTCATTACACGGGACGGTGCATAGATGTTCTTCTCGTCCAGTACCTCCATCGGCACCACGGCCAAAGCATCCTCCTTGACAGTAGGCGCGAGGATAGACACTCCGCCAGCGTCCAGCAGCTTTGTGTAGGCGGACAACAGCGGCTTTCCATCGCTGCCCAGCGCAGGAATCGGAGATGACTCCAGCAGCTCTTGTACGGAACGAAACTCCCTGCGGTCAGTTACATCAACGGCAAAGTATGGCATGAGGTAGCCATCAAATGGGTCAAGATAGATATGGTTGTAGTAGTCTATATCTACGATGCTGCCATGCACATATCCGGAACCGCCAAACCGCTTCACCTCTGCAGCAATCTTATCGAGTGCATTGCGATATGGCCTGAAAGCTGCCTGAATCTTTTTGACATATTTCTCCAAATTGGCAGCGTAGTATTCCAGCCCATGAAATACGTTGAGCTTCTGGCCGCCACGCAGCAAATATAGGCTAATGCCATGTTGCAGCATGAACATATAGATGCCCTTCTGCTTCAGTGCGTAAATGTCGCCCTGCTGCCGGAAGTATTCCATCTGGATGCCGCGTCCGGCATTGAAGTCCATGTACTGCTGTGGTGTTATCCGGTAGATGCCATCTGCCCATGCTTCGAATGGGTCGTAGTACCTCTCCAGCGAAAACTGGTTGAGATGCCACTTCTTCGGCTTGTAGCCTACCTGATTATCATAGAGTACGGTTACACCATCCTCTGTTTTTACCAGCCCGTTCTGATGCGTATGTCCGTTCACATACACCCAGCCTTTGTTGGGGGCATCCGTCGTCCAGTCTTCCATCTGTGTGTGGGTGAGAACAACTACGCGCTTGTCACTGGCACAGGACATAACCCTGTTGTATACAGCCCTGAACCGCTTGGAGCGCTCAATGTCTTCCTCGCGGGATACTCTATCTCGGAACAGAGCCGTGTCAGCGTTGTAGCGCGGATTGAGACCACAGAAGCCAAGTCCGCCGAGAACAATCATGGAGCATTCGTCGAAGAACTCCCGCAGGTCATCACAATCAGAGTTCAGAAGCATTTCTTCCGTGAGAACGCAGAGTCCACCACGAGGCATTCCTGCCGTTTTGCGACCAACACCGAACTTGTCAGAATTTCGATACATGGAGTTTTTGTAACAGACCAGCACTTCATTTTCGAGACAATACATCTTTGCCTCAAAACCAAACTTGGTTTTGTTAAATTGCTTATATGCTGTTACAACCTCATCTATCGACCGCTTTTGACGAGATTTGCCATTCGCATACGTACAGCCATCCCACAGCTCATGGTTGCCAAGGACGAAAATAATTGGACCGTGGAAGCGAAAGAGTACCGCATCGTAGAAGATTTTGGCAACCTCTTCGCTGTCCGCCACATCGCCGCCGATGAGAAGGACGCCGTCCGCCATGTCCTCTATGTTGAGACCGCCCAGCATCTCATCAACCTTTTGAGCCACCTTGCCCTTGATTTCATCGGTAGTCATGCCGGTCAAGCCAAGCTGGGATTCAAGGTGCAGGTCGGTGATGTAGAAGAACTTTCCGGTGTTCGGAATGCTGTCACCGGAGGTGAGGTCATAGAGAACGGGAAGGGCAGAGGTGGTCGTCGTCATAGCAGTTCCGGGTACCTCCGGCAGTTCCAGCTCAACGGTGCGGATTTCCGGCAGGGAAGAAGCCGCATCCTTCGCCTGAGCCTCATTCGTAGGATGCTCAATCCCGAAACGGTCCAAAATCTCATCCGGCAGCCGGTGGAGCAGAGTGTTATCCAGTTCCAGTGCTCGATGAAGACGTTCCTCTGTAAGCTGTTCATCTGCCAGTTCCATCACAACGTCCGGATAGCTGGATATGGCGGCATCAATTACGTCCTTATCTTTCTTGAGGCGAGGTGGCAAGGAATTGAATCCTTTGCCGGTTCGTTTCATAATCGCCACACAGAGCGTCTTGGTGAGCTTTGCGCGAGGGAAGTAATAGGAGACATCATAGAGGCTATCTCCCTCAGGAATCGCTTCTGCAGCGCTCATAAGCATATACGCCGTGATGTATTCCTTTGGCACATACTGAAGTGATTCCCATTTCGCGGCCACAGCCGCTTTACATATCTCGTTTCCGTGCGGACCCTTCAGCACATCCTCCGGAACAGCGGAGAGAATAGCTCTTTCACCGGTGAATCCATGTCTATCTCTGCTTACCGCCGCAAGGCATCTTTCCGGTGTTCTGTATTCTTCCGGTGTGTAAAGAAAGTTAAAGACATTCACCGATACAGCCTTGTCGCATATCTCTGCAGTTTTCAGTTTCCTTGCCACGTACTTCAAAGCAGGAGCGCCATATTGTTCTTTATCCTCAAGCGCAAGGAGGACCATCTCCTCCGTCTGACCTGCCTTTGGTATATTCGAGAGCGTTCCCGCGCAGGGGTGCTCATAAAAATCCTCGGTCGGATTGATGGGAATGAACCCAAAGCGCTCTTTGAGCTTATTGTTGTGCTTGGGCATGAAATCACCCCTTCCAAGAACAGAATAACATACATCTTCAGCACCAGCAACAGAAATGTGTTCCTTAGTTTCAGCCGAGCCCATAGAGTCCGTCGAATCTTCAAACAACTCGCCGGTGATGTACTCCGTTGGGACATACACGAGTGCCGAATTGTTCGCACGGACCGCTCGTTTGAAAAACTCTTTCCCATTTGGTCCTGATAGATATTTTTCAGGAACATAACGTATGAGGAGATATGGAGAAAAGTCCCGATACTTTTCGTGCGGAACATCAATTACATCCAAACACATTCTCTCCGTTTTGTAGGCGTCTGGAACGTAAATGAAGTTTGTAACAGCACGAGATACAGCTTCTTCGCATATTTGCTGAGTAAGCAATCTCTTAGCTACATTTTTAAGCACTGGCTTCTGTGTCGTCTCACCATTCAGTGCCAGTAAAACCATTTCTTCAGTTTGAAAACTCTTCGGAATATCGGATATTGTTTCTGCACATGGATTCCTATAAAACTGTTCATTGGGGGTTATGGGCTCCAGTCCAAAAGCAGCCTTGAGTGAGTTTTGTTTATACCCATCCATGGATTTCCCTCCTTTTGCAGATATTGAACGGTGCGTGAGCTTTTTCAAGGCGGGGAGTTTTACTCCCCGCCTTGTTTTATGCCGACACAGAATACTCAATCAAAGGTCTCGGAATCAGCATCATCACCCTCGTGCTGTTGCTACGACCGGCAGAGGCGTTCACGATGATTTGCGACGGGTTGAGGTTGTTGTCCCACATCTCATCGGTGTTTTCCTGCAGGTCGTTGCTGCTCACAAGGTTATCCTTCACATCGGTGGATGCCACGTACACCGTAGGCCCAGTCTTGCCATTCTGCGTACCATCGAAGATGCCTTCCGTGCCGCAGTTTGCAAGACCTGTAGATTTCCAACGCTCACACTCCCGTCTGCAAAGTAAATAATTCTCCTTGCATACCCAAACAATAAAGTCTGTAATAGCCTACATCAGCCTGTTGCTCCCCAATACTCCTGAGTAATCCGAACCCAGTCGTCATACTTGCCCGTAAGCTGCGGTGCCGCCGTGAACGTGCTGCCTTCTGCGTGAAGTCCGGCAACACCGGAGCGAATGAGCATGAAGTCATACAGTGCCATAGTGATGGCAAACGCCTCATACGCCCTATTACCGCCCGTGACCGCATATTCCTGCAGCGTAGTGTCACGTGTGTATGGCTTCTCAATGAGCGCCGTGGGAATTTCACCGTTCTCACGCTCCAGAAACACCGGAATCTTTACGCCGGCATTTCCCAATCCCACAGGATAGGCACGAAACACATCCCCGCAGTAGTCCGCAATCAGAATGTTGAATGGTGTCTGTTCCAACTCAATTTTACTCGTGTAGATACGAGCAACAGGCATCATCTCAAGCAACACCGAGTAGGGCTCGGAGATACTACTCCGATTATCTTTTCTCGCCGCAAAATAGCTGCGCTTCTGCTTCGATATCACCATCTCCCGCGTACAAAAGGCGCCGTTTGCTACCATGGAAACCTCATCCATTGTGGGATTTACAAAAAAACGGCCCACAATCGTCATCTTCGGATGCTCGAAGACGTCGAACCGCATATCACCGTCCTCGGTCAAAGAAGGAATCATTCGCACGCTCACAGGGTGCCTCCGTTTCCAGCGGAATCGAAAACCTCCATAAAAGCCCGTGAGAGGCTCTCTGCGGCGTTTTTCGACAGGGTGGTATCGCTACCCTTGGACGCGGGTTCGCGTACAGCTTCGCAAGCTCCTGCTTCGCTGCTGTATAGTTCTTTTGCGTTTATGGTGTTTGTTTTTGCTGTGCCATTGACAAGGGTCTGTGCCATATGTGCTCGTGCCTCCGAGGTTTACTTCGTTACGACAATATCGACGTCGGTGATTTTGCTTTCCTGCGCGGGAGAGTCGGTTGTTTTTTCACCCGGTTCGAAGAACAAAAGCCGATACATCCCGGTATAGTTTCCTTCACTCAGCTTTGTCGCGGTGGTTTCCATCTTCATCGTAGTCAAATCTTGTCCAGCGATGATAAGGTCAGATGTGGCGATTTTTACACTCTCTTCACCGGACAGGACATACAGCTCCAGAATTACGTCATGGCTGCACGTGCTGGGGTTTTTGAAATACATGGTGATTTTCCCTGTGGACAACTCAATTTTTGCATTATCCGTATAAATAAGCGAGATTTCCTCGCTTCGTTCCGGCTCCTCTTGGGAGCGCTCATCCTCCACAACTGTTACGTTGGGGGAGTCCTCAGGCGCGGGGACATTCGGCTTCGTGTCCTCAGGTGCCCTCAGCGTATACACCAGCGCCCCGATAACGACAAGCAGCGCCAGACACAGAAGGATGACAGGCAGCAGCCGACGTTTCAAGATGACGACATACTTATTGGCACCAAGGCAGGCGTATCCATCGTTTTTATACAGCAAGTGATGATAGCTTTTCTGGACGACGGCATCGAAGGAGGTTTCTCCTTCGCCGACTGTAACGGTAAATTCTTGGTTTCTGTTCCGTCCATCATCCGCCTTATCCAGTGCTGTGTATCCTACGACGGAATATGTATCCGCTGCATTGGGTGGATACATCTTGTCCAGCTTTTCCTTGGAAAAATATGCCACTTCTGCTCCGGGCTTCTTGATGCGCTTGTCGCACGCCGCGTCATTCAAAATCACATACTTCATCTTCACAGTTTCCTCCTCACAAAGTGAAATCGAGAGTCATAACCGATGGTGAGAAGATAACGAATGCTTCGCCACCATACTCTGATGTGACCAGTGCGGCAGCAACTGCGGACACATTATCCGGACTGATTCCGCTGCGCTTTCCGCTTCTGGTTTCGGACACAGCGCTTTCCCACGAGCGTTGCAAATGGCCGGCAAACGTCCGCATAAGAGTTTCTCCAGATAGGTCTGTCGGCAAATTGGTGAAGCTGACTGTTACGCAAACAGGGAGGGGGCGGCTTTCGTCTTTGTGGGGGCTTTTATCGGATAGGTGTGGATTGAATATGATTGTTACGTTGCGCTGATTTTCCATTTTTTCGTCCTTTCATTTTCCAGAATTTCCCACCCTTTATAAACAAGTCGAGAAGGCTCGGTGACTTGTCGCCGAGTAGCTTACCGCCGCAGAAAAAGTGTGCAATGATTGCACAATATCTTCTCCATCTCTACAATGGTAACATAGAGTCCAACGGTATACAACCCCGTTATTTCGGGGTGGTGTATACCGCTCCTCAAATTCAACGTGCGGCATCTTATGGTATACAACCCTGTTATTTCTGGGTGGTGTATACCCCAGCCGACTGCCATCTTTGCGAGGGGTGATGGTATACAACCCTGTTATTTCTGGGTGGTGTATACCCGGCACAGGTATTCAGTTCCCCAAAGCGCTGGTCGTCGCCTCTCACGTGACTACCAGCAAACAGAGTATTCCTGCTTCCACGACGACCATGCATCTCCACAGGCGTTAATTCCGGCTATACCGTCCGTACTCGTTTTTTATTTCCTTGGCAATGTGTGCAATCATTGCACACTTTATTTACTTGGTATAGGGCACTTTAGGCGGGCTTCTGCTCGGAGGCTATGCGCTGACCTTCGGACAGCACGACCTGTGCCAGCGCCTCGTCATGCTTTGCTTCCGGTGCTACGGTGGCGGTATCTACATCCACCAGCGTGCGTCCAGCCCAGTCCGCCTTATACTTTATCATACCGGTAAGTTCAGACCAGCCGGCATCGAGGATGCTTTTAGCCTGCTCATTGCCCTCAACTAAGGGCTTAACGGCCACCTTCTCAACGGCAATAAGCTGGTTTGCGTTGACAAGTTCACGGCTGATTTTATGCCGGTAGTCATTGCGCTGATTGGCAATATGCTCATGGACGCCGGCTACCTTGCGCCGCTGCTTCTCGTAGTTGGCAGAGCCTTTTTTCTTACGGGATAGACGCCGCTGCTCACGGGCCAGCCGCTTTGCAGACTTGCTCAGATGCTTCGGGTTCTCATAGTGAACGCCGTTGCTGTCAATAGCCAACTCCTTCAGGCCGAGACTGATGCCCACTTCGCCGTCCACAATAGGCAGCGTGTCTCGCTCTACTTTACAGCAGACAGATGCCCAGTATTTTCCGGTAGCAGACCGAGAAATAGTGACCTCGCGGGGAGACCCTTCGATGGGGCGCCCCGTCCCTCGCCTGAGCTTGTTGATTTTCTGATACTGCCCTCCAAACGGAACTTGAATGTAATCGTCCGTCACATAGATAGTACCAGCGGTCGTAAAACTCTGGGTCGGATGGGACGCGCCCTTAAATTTGGGATAACCGGGCTTCTCCCCCGCTTTAATGCGGCGGAAGAACGCTTTTCGCGCCTCAAACAAATCAATGATGGCATATCTCTCTGCCGTACAGCCGCAGTCCGCAAGCCAAGGCCAGCGCTCCCGCATCTCCGTGAGAACCTTCATACAGTCGAAGGTCGTCATCTTCTCCTGTCGGCGCTCATAGATTTTGGAGGTTTGTTCAAGGAAATGGTTCCACACAAACCGGCAGCATTTGAAAGTCTTCTCGATGATTTCGACCTGCTCATCAGTCGGGTAAATGCGATACTTAAACGCTTGAAATGTAGTTGGCATAGAAATCCGTCCTTTCGCAAATAGTCGGCACCTCTCGCAGCAACCATCCAGACTGCGAGAACACCGGACCCCACGCAAACAAGCACAGCATAAAAGGCAGCACCCACGTCTGGAATACGCCAACAACCTCTGCGCTCGGCCCGCGTTTACTTATTTTTCCGGCTTCCCTTGTCCCGCGAACCATGCAGGCGTTCGCGGAGACTTTTGCTCATCTGCTTTCGGCTACTGAAAGCGCAGAGTTTCACCCTTATCACGCCACCGCCCGCAAAACAGGTACAGGCAGCTCGCTTCTCACGCTTCAGGCGACTTTTGCGCTCGCCGATGTTGTCCGAAAAACACAGGACAAACAAGCAGATAAAGAAGAAGGACACACTTTACGGTGTCCTTGGAGCGGACGACGGGACTCGAACCCGCAATGACCAGCTTGGAAGGCTGGTGTCTCACCAAATTAGACGACATCCGCGCATATAAAAACACCACAAAAGCACATGGTTTTAATGGAGCTGATGGAGGGCCTTGAACCCCCGACCTGCGGTTTACAAATCCGCCGCTCTGCCAACTGAGCTACATCAGCATAGTCGTGAAGCCCCCGCACAACGAGGCTGAAAGCACTTTTCAAAAGACCTGTTACACGGGGGCTTCACTTGAAGGAGAATGAGTATGGAATGGAGCTGACGGTGGGGGTCGAACCCACGACCTGCGCGTTACGAGTGCGCCGCTCTGCCTACTGAGCTACACCAGCATTTTGGTGGTGCTGGCAGCCTCCGCTTATCACGTGTAATCCCGTCTGCACGGA